ATTGATGAATCTGAGGTTCTCTTGATGGCAGTTTAAGACCTAGATATCTGAAAATGGTTGAAGCCGCACATCATATCAGTAATAGCCGCATCACAATGTTGATTACGCATAGCCAGGAAATCAAAGATATAGTACAGCAATTAATTGAGATATAGAGGTGTTTAATGAACAGAAAAACAAAAAGAAACAAATATAAAAAACTTCAAAGAGAACTTGAAAGAAAGATTGAAATGTTCAATGCTAAATCAAAACTTGACCATTGTTTCTCAAAAAATATAAAGATTCAGCAAATATCTTGTTTCAAGCCTATTGAAGAATATTGCAGGCTTCCAGTTGATACCATAAAAGAGCATTACAAAAAAGAAATTGCTCTCCAAATGGCAGAAGAAATTTTGAAGCATCCAGAGTACTTCAAACTTACTGATACTGGATTTGGATATAAATATGACTTATCAATCGTAAAGGTGGAGTAATCATGAAAATAATTTATAAAGCCACTGACAGCCATGATTGGATTGATAATGCAAATAAGATGTACATAATCGGACCAAACAACCAATGGTTTGTGGAGCAGTACCCAAACTTGATATCTGTACTTTACAGAGCTTTGACGGCATTTATTTTACAAGGTGATTTTAATTTTGGAATTTGTAAATTAAAACGAAATAAGGATGGATATTGGTACTAATGAAGCGTTATATGATAATTTTGGATACAATAGCAAATTGTTACAGTTTTATGCAACTCAAACACTTTCATCCAAGTGAATGTATTCTAGTTCCAATTTCTTGGAATATGAGAGAGAAGATACTTGGGTATTACAACCAAGTAATGAATGGTGAAATTGAACTCTTTGGGATTTCTAAAGAAGATTTTGCAAAGATTTACCTTGGTAATCAGAAAACATTTGAAAAAGAGTATAAACGTACTCATGGTTTTATTGAAAGAGAATTAAAATCTTCTTCTCTCGCAAATAAAGAATTGAAAATCATAAAAGGTTACCTAAAAGGTAATTCTATTGTAATCGAGGATTGGTGGAAGAAGATTGCAGGAGAAGATTGGCAGACTTCTGCGTTCCATAATCCTGCAGCATACAATTACTGCCTTAATCATCAAAGCGAATACAGTAATCATACTGAGTCAGTCAATTGGGTTCTGTACGGTAAGATTGGAGGGCTTGGCTATCTTGTAAATGTAAACGAACTTGAATGGCCGGAAGATTATAAGCCGGAAGAAGATTATGTTTTTGTTGAAAAGGAGAGTGAATAAATGAAAGTGAGGTTTACAAAATCAGCAGGAAAGTACATTCAAGTCTGGCCATCTCAAGTTGAGCCTCACGGTAATATGAAAATACATCAATGGCAAGACAAGAATAATAATAAGTATGAAAGAATCTGCCTTAACGTAACAGGTCTTACTGGCGAAGTTGACTGTGGATTTGGCATTACTAACAAAAATCCAGACACAGGAAAAAGATTTTGTTTTCCTGTGTGTAAAAAAGACTATGAGGAGATCTTATGAAGAAATATAAATGCTTGTGGGTTTATCAGAATAAACTTATAGCAAAGTCTATAATGCCAGCTTCTCCAATTGATTTTGACTGTTCTGAACCAGTAAACATTTTTAATGAAAAATTTTACATAAAAAATATCAGAGTAAAAACAGTTCCTTTTAGATTGAGGCATTTTTGGGAGCCTAGAAAAGTGTATTGGATTTATTTAGATAAGGAGATTAAATAATGACTAAAACTCAAAAATATTGGGCAGAAAGACAGGATTATAAAATTGAAAATTTGGAACACGATTGGAATGAATTAAATTCAATGTATAATGGAGAAGAAGAAGATAAGTTCACAATCTTAGTTCCTGTTTATCATAAACCGCCAAAAATTAAATTATTAAAATTGTTTTTCAAGGGTGGCTACTACGGAAGACGAGAAGTTGAATTGCGTTCAGAAGTCTCTATCGGTCAATTAGAACAGTCATTAGGTAAGGAATTAGATAAACAGAAAGCAGTATATAAAAAGTGTAAAAGCGAAGATTTTTGTACTGCTAATTGCTTAAACTACAGTAAAGAAGCCAACGATTGTTTCAATCCTCACCGAAGAAATAACGAATCTGTAAGTAAAGAGAAATGTGAAAATTGCTGCAGATTTGAATTCAGATGGGATTATGAAGATGAAATTGTAAAAAGACCTTACTGATAAGGAATGTGTATGGATAGAATATTTAGTTATGACTTTATTAACAGAACTCCAACTCCGTTATGGAAATGGATACTTCTCTATTTTATAAAACCTCATATTGGAGTTGATGTAGATATTCATATTACAACTTTTTGTTATGCAAAAAAGTTGTTTGGCGTTGTGTATATATGGAAAATAGAAACATATAACAGTTACAAAGGTAAGTTGATTAAAACCGAAAAACTTACAAGGAGAGATTAATGAGTATTAAGATTTGTCCTAAGTGCAATGGACTGATGATTAAACAACTAGGCATATACGGCTTTTACTATTACTGCAAACATTGCGATTACTCAATAATCGACAAGGAGATTTAATATGAAAGAACAATACAAAGACACTAATCTTAATTATTACATTAAAGTAAGGCTTACCGATGAAGGTGTAAAACGTTACAAAGAATCTTACCCGGATTACGGAATTGATGCTCCTGGAATTGATATTGATGATGAAGGTTTCACACAATTTCAGATTCACGATTTTATGAACATTTTTGGCAAAAGACTTTTTATGGGTGCTACGTTACCATGTGAAACAAATTGTAAAATCCAAGTAAAAGATGAATGGCATACTCCAGAAGAAGAGCCTGTACCATTCGGAAAATACGGAACTGAACGCTATCCTCAAATTCCTTGTCTTGTAGATATAAAAAATTATGGATATGGAATACGATATTGGAACGTAAAAGAAAAATGTTGGGATGACGAAAGCTGTGATGATTATTACTGCGATATGGACAGAATAAAAAAATGGGCTTACATAAAAGAGGATGAGTAATATGAAGTTTGATGAGCTTATTCACGAACTGGAATGCGATTACGGAAGAATTGATTTCAGAGAAAGATTAATGTTACTCCGGGCCTATGACGTTGTTCCTGAAAAAGAAGAAACAGAATCCGTTTGTCACAAAGTAGATAAATGGGATTCTGAACACAGATTCTATGCCTTTCAGAACATTGGCGAGATTTCTAAAAATATATGGCATATAGATGAATCAGAAGACGGCAGGTATCCTAAGTGTAATACTGTCAAATGGTTCAAAACAAGAGAGGATGTTGAGTATTATCTGAAAAATAATAAGAAGTCTGATGTAAAGATAGAACCTGTTTTCACTTATGAAGATTATCAAAACGCAAGTAATGACATTACTTACAGCCAATATCCTTTTTGGAGAGGTTAATTTATGGCGTTTAATAAAAAAATATTTCAATGTGATTTTCGTTCTGATTTAATAACATTTCAAGAACATTATAATTACAAAAAAGATTATCTTGGAATTGTTCCTAGATTACACTGTCAAAGTTGTAATAAAGAAATTCCTTATGATGAAAAATATGTAAAAGATAATTTATTATACGTTACTTCTGATTGGACGAAATGTCTATGTTCTCGGTGTACTGTCGCTTGGAAAAGACGCAAGGAAATTGCGGAGGCATATCCAGACTTCGGTAAAGGGGCAAGTATTAAAAAGATGTGGCTTGATGAATTAAAGTAGTTATAATGTTATGGCAAGAAATTAATAATAGAAGAGGCGATGAATGTATAATCCTTTAGATATGTTTAACATACTGTTGAATGATTCTCCAATTGATAAGGTTTTCTCAGATACTCTAAATGCAGAAATTAATAAACCTGAATGTTTAGCAGATTTTACTAATAACAAAGGGCAGTGTGGAACCATTCAACTTAAACCTATAAGTGTTGATGAATTAACTAAAATTGTTGGTGACTTGAAGTTAGATGACTATATAAATAATTGGCATCAAACATTAGTTTCAGAAATTGCAAGTGAAGTGAATAAATATATTGAGAATAAAATAAATGAATATTGTAAATCACATAATATCAATTTTCTTGACTGGAGTAAAAACGGAAAAGTAAAATACTGGACCAATAGAACAGAATATAGTTATAAAGGGCATTTCATTTGCGGAGTAGAGATCATACAAGATGAATTAATTCCAGATGATTTCAAATTAAAGAAAACATTGTTACTTAAATATTACTAATGACAATCTTTTGGCTTTATATTGTCATTATACTAACAATGTTTAGGTTTTAATTTTTCTTGTATTACCATTATCGCATGGAATACATCGGACCACGCATTATCGAAAAATCTATCGGCACTAAATACAGCGTTGAGTGGGATAAGCACTTACATACGGTGACTATCAATTTCAAATCAAAGCCACAGAACGTTTATACATTCGATAAGATGTATAAATCGCTGAACTTCTATGCAGCAATCAAACAAGTTAAAGATATAAAGATTCTTGAAGAACTGTTTGAGAAGTATCGTTAGTCTAACACGCTTTTATCAAGACCTATATCGGTAACAAGCTGACCGGCAACATCTGACTTACTCTTAAAGTTTGAAACATCTATTCCCATAACTTCATTTCTTGTATTGCCGTAAATATCAAGATTAGTAGGTGAGTCTGCCGTATAGAATATAAGCGGTTCCTTGCCGGAATATTCCCACTGTTTACAGTAATCTTTGTAAGGATCAGCATTAATTCTGTGTAAAAATCTTTCCCACAACTTACAGTATGGTTTCATAGTAGGTTTTCTATTACGCATTGAAGATTTAATACAATAAGCACAAGTCGAACAGCAATGTAACTTAGGATATCTTTTTATTTTTTCCAGAAACTCTTCTGTACCTTCAATTCCAATTGCTTTTATCTTTTCTTTAGGACGCATAGAAAAATCATCAGTAATCATTGCCTTTTCAAGTTCAGACAATCCTGTACCATCTCGGTAATAAGACATGGCAAGTAATACTTCTTCAAGAGTATAATCAGTACCATATCCTTTTTGATTATTCTTCTTAGAATCATATAAATCAAGTTCATTATGTTCTTTAATCGCGTTTTCGAATGCAGCGTGTATGCGATTTACATGAACACCTAATACTTCTGCAATCTGCTGTCTTGTCACTGTACGGCTCCCATTTTAAACATTACATATTAATTCTATCTGTTCTGATTCATAATCGCCAACATAAGCCTTTGCTTTGACAGTAGTTGTCTGTGTAATTTTAAATGGAGATTTATATTCAGTATCTTTTTTACGAACATCTGAGCCATCTGTGGTATAAAGAATTGTATTTTCTCCTGAGATAGTAACCGTTTTTGTCTGTGAATTAAATGTAATTTTAGGAACTGAAGGAACTTTGCATTCAAGAGTAACTTCTTCAGACATAACGTCATTAAAAATACATCTTGCCCTGACAGTTGTATTCTTATCAATTACAAATGGGTCAGTGTATTCATCAGCGTCATCGTAGATATGACTTCCGTCAGTAGAGTAGAGAATCTTATAAAGACCATTGATTGATACAGTGTTAGTGTCAGGATTGAAAGTAATCTCTGGTTTTGAAACAAAGATACATTCTGTCTCAACTACTGTAGACATCTTATCATCGGTAAATGAAGCAGCCTTGACAGTACAGGTCTCTGTGATTGTAAACGGAATAATATAGAGAGGACTTGATTTCTTCGGCTCACTTACGTCTGTTGTATAATGAACAGGGTTTTCTGATTTAATAACAACTTTATGAGTTTCTTCGTCAAAAGATACTACTGGCGGATTTGCAACTTTACATTCAAGTTCAATAGTATCTGAAAGTTCACCGTCAACAAGACACGCAGCCTTAATAATAGTATTCTGAGTAAGCTGAATTGGCTCGCTGTAAACATCTGAATCATCATAAATGTCAGAACCGTCAGTAGAGTAGAGGATAGTATCATCAGCTTCAATTGCAACCTTGTTTGTATCAGAATCAAAGGTAATTACTGGTGGTTCTATAGATACAAGATATTCAGAAACTTGTTCTGAAAAATCCTCTCTTGCATAAGAACGAGCTTTTACAGTTGTGTTGTGGTCGATAGTAAACGGCCCTTCGTATACAGGAGAATCTTCAGTAACATTCTTTCCGTCTACAGTAAAGTAAACTTTATTATAAGATTTGATTGTTACAGTGTTTGTGGTCTTATCAAACTCAATTGCCGGAACATCTGGAATTTCACAGTATTTTTCAGTTACTTCAGAAACAACTCCGTCAATTACACACGCAGCCTTTACCGTACACGAATGTCTCAGGTACATTTCATATACATAACTATTATGTTCAATTTCCAAATCTCCAATTGGTGGAAGTTTTGCAGTTGGTTCTGAACCGTCAATTGTAATTACAAACGGTGCGTTTCCGTAGAAAACAATAAGGTTATCGTCTTCATAGAAATTAATCTGAGGTGCTTCAAGTCCGATTGGTTTGTATACAAGACATTCTCCATAACGGTTTACTTCTTCACAATATGGAGTATAAGATTCGCCGGTTACATTATCTTTTATCATATTTTTCTCTGCAGCACAGAGCATATCTCTATGGAAGATAGGAATTTTAGAACACGGTCTGAATCTCACTGCTTCATTTGTAAGATACTGGCATTTATTGCAAATCGGTTTAATCATCTTAATCACCTCTGATTAGAAGAATAATGGCAAAAAAAGTGTTTCTTAAACTCCAAATGATTAAGGTTTGTTTTTTCTGAGACTATTATGAACTTATGAAAACAATCCTGTGTAAGACTTGTGATTTCTGGGTCGATTGCAATTCAGACCGTTCCTTCTGTCTTGTCCGCGATTTATTCACGGCCACTGCAGAAACTGAATGTGATGATTACAAAGAGGGCAAGCCAATGACTGAACAGGAATACGAGGACGCAAATGCAGAAATTTTTTGAACGAATGATTGTTGAAAGAGATGACCTTAAAGGAAAGATTGCAAAAGCAAAGAAAGCCATTAAGAATCCACCTTATGGTTCAGATACTGAAGGATTGAACCTTCTGTCAGAGCAGGTAACACATATGGAAAACTACCTTGCCGTCCTTGAAAAAAGAATTTTGCATGAGGAGTCGAAGTAGTTAATCAGTATTCGGAGATTGATTAATTACGCTTTTTTGTACATAGGAGTAGGATATGTGGGATAGTCTGACAAAAACATTTACATCTGATAATGGTCCTAAATTGCTTATAATCATTGCAATTCTGGTCTTAATTATTGTTGCTCTTGCAATTAGATTGGGGAAAGCTGGGCTTCTCAATATTCATACAAAGTACGTAAGTATTGGCGGCAAGGTTAGTGAACGAGAATTAATCCGTAGACAGATTGAAGTAGCTCATGACTTCATCATGAGTATTGAAGGTAAACTTATTTGTGATAACAGTCAATATAATGGATACTTTACAAAATATATTTTGGAAAGAGTTTATGACAAAGTAATTGAATGGATAATGTTTAATCACATCACAATGAATCAATTATATATCCAGGATAAGCAGGATACTATTTTAAATCTTGTATATGCACAGCCAATCAATGAAGAGTTCAAAACTCCAGAGTTCAAAGTAAGAGTTGAAAACTGGGTAAAAGAATTAGTTGAAAGACTGGTAAATGTAAAAGTCCTTTATGGAGATCACAGTGGAAAGTGAAAGGAGATAATATGGCAGAAGAGAATAATAAGGAGACAAAGAAGACTGACAGTCGCAAATTTGTAGTATGGTTAACCTGGCTTATTATTACAATTCTTGTAATAGCATGGTGTGCCGCCGTTATGATTGTAACAAAGCAGATTGCTGACGATCTTGTAACTCTTATAGAGAAAACTCTTACATGGTTTTTTGCAGTTTCAATGATGTACCTAGGTGTAAACGTAGGTCAGAAAGTTGGATTTGCTTTTGCAGATGCTTTAACTACAAAATATGAAGCAAATAAAGTGGAGGAAAAATGAACTCATTAACAATCATATTGGCTTTTACTGCAATTATTGTGGTCCTTAGTAGAATTATCTACACTCTTATCAAAGATAAAAAATCATTAAAAAAAGAAATTACACAACTTACAAATGCTCTTGAAGCAACCAAGTCAAATATGGCACAACTCGCTGAATATGTTGATGCTATTCAGAAAATCAAAGCAGATAAAGACAAAATCTCAAACCAGATAAAGGAAGCAGAAAACGATGAAGAAGTTTATGACATTATTTCTAATCTTATTAAGTCTAATAACGACAAGCTGCGTAACAAAACCAAAAAGTAGTTACACAATAGTTCTGCCTCCAAAGCCAGTGCATCCTGAAATGAATGAAAATCCCAGAAGTGTAAAGGAATTTGGAGAGATAATTAATACTTATGATTCTCTTGTAAAAGAATGGGAAGCATGGGGTGAAAAGGTTACAAGAATAATTGAGGAGAATAGTAATGACACTGACAACATTCATTAATACTTATCTTGGTAAAAAGATTGATTTCGATGGCACCAATGGCTGCCAGTGTACTGATTTGTACAGACAGTATCTTAAAGATGTTTTGAATGTACCACAAACACCATCACTTGGAATTAACGGCGGTGCAAAAGATATCTTTGATAAATGCGGTACACTTAATACGACAATTGATTCTGCACTTGCTGATTATTCACGCGGAGATATTCTTATCTGGAATAGTTCTAAAACAAATAAATATGGACATGTTGCTATTCTTGTATCTGTCTATAATACAAAATATTTTATCGTTCTTGAACAGGACGGATTCAAACAGGACGGTGTAAAACTTGCATTTAGAAGCCGTGAAAATCTGCGTGGTTGCCTTTGGAAGTAAACATGAATAAATACTTTTGCTACGAAAAGGATACTGAGAATTATATATGTACTCTGTATTCTTTCACTGATGTTCTGAATTTACAATTATTTTTAAAAGAAAAAAAGACCGACCTGATTGCTTTACCACGTAAAATGGATAAGAAAACTGTCAGGAAGGTCTTTAATGAAGGTATCGACAAATCATTCATCACTCTGGATGTATTTGATTAATTTTTCGATATCGTCTGCTGTTATTTTCAACACTTTTTCAACCGGCGAAAATAAAGGAATTTTTGGTACAGTTATAGGCAAGGAATCATATTCAGAAAGAACACTTTTCATAATAGATGATAACTGACTAATATCATATTCACCGTCTTCTTCTTTTACAAGTGTTGAAACCATTGGACTATGCAGAAAAACATCTGCCAAATCATTGTTTTCCTTGAGGCTATCTTTAGCCATAGCGAGAACAAACTTGGTATTACGGTCTCCTACATACGGAATCAAATCGTTGTCGATGAACTTAACAACTGCATTTACTAATTTCTTTTTAGAAATCATGTTATGCCTCCTCTATCTGTTTCAGAAGTTCCTGACGTTCATTTTCCTGCTCTTCAAGATGAACTTTATTTTTACCTTCTGCCCATTCATATTTCTTTTTAATAAGAATGCCAGCATGTCTTAATTCATCTTTTGCCATATCTCTAAATGAAGCATCGCCTGTATCTTCATACCTAGCCATATACTTCTTTGCTCCGTCAATTTCTTCTTCAACTTCATCATCTTCGCAGAGGGCCTTCACAAGGAACCACATCTGTCCGATAAATCCGGCTGTCATAAACTTCTTTGAGTATGGGTCATACTGTTTAAAGTCTATGTCATTAAGGCATTCCTTAAAATCTTTACGAAGTTCCTTAAGTGCTTCTTTCATCATGCGTACCTCTTTATCTTCCTACCGAAGACATTGATAATCTGAAAGTGTGAAGGATCATCTAAATACTGTACTCTCAATACCGTTCTGCTTGTAAGAGGGTAGAAACGAAGATAGTTTCCGTTACCATTCATTACATCAGCAGTAAGAGTTCCATTTGTGATTGTAAGCTGAGCACCATCTGTTCCATCTGGAATTGAAGTAAAAAGCTGAATATCAACTATATCACCGGGATTAATTTCAGATGTAGCAGGGATTGTGATAGTTACAACTCCTGCAGCAACGGCTACAGAGGTTGCTCTGAATTGAGCGATATTTGGGTCACAACACATATTGCCACCTCTAATAAAATAGGGAAGGTTGTTACACCTTCCCTTATATATCAACATTCATACGAATGGAATAGTCAACCTAATAAGGGAAAATAAAGGAAATTAGGAGAAAATTTCCCCTAATTATGCAGTGTACAATGGGTATCCATTATATGCACCGCATCCACAAAATGGACTAGGCCCTGCATTGTATGTCCAAGCGTTTGGGAATTTTACAACGCCACTCATTGCGTTCTGCAATTCGAGCTGGTTGATTTTTCCCTGCAGTGCTTCAATCTTGTTCTGCGAAATAGCATCCAAGATTTTCTGAGTCTGGGCAGTTGTAGTTGCGTTGATTGCCGCGGTGTTCATTGCTGCATCAAAGCGGTTCTGTGCAAGATTTGCATTGATACCAGCTCCGGTCTCAGCAATTAACATTTTCTGTGAGCAACAACATTCATTCTGATTTGCGATAGCCTGTGCAATGCTTGCGTTCACACCAGCTACATCACGAGCAAGTTCAGAATACTTGTCACTCAGATTGTTTGAAAGGTCATGGAATACCTGGTTTGAAGCTGCAACACTCTGTGCTGTACCGTTATTCACGGCAGTCAAAATGTCACGAGTCTGTGCTTGGAGGTTCTGACTATCAAAACCTCTGTTAATGTCGTTCTGGATAGCGTTGGAATTTCCATTTCCATTACCAAAACCGAATCCACCATTACCCATAAGCAATGCGAAGATAAGGAAAGCCCAGATGAAACCACCGCCACCAAAGCCCATTGAATCACCACCAATTACCATTGGTGTACCTGAATCACTCACTGTCATAAGCGTTCTCCTTTTATATTAAGCGTTTATTTTCAGTCTGACAGACTGTTATCTGTAGAAAAACTACAAATATCCACCTTAAATATGACTTTTTTATTTGACCGTCATTTGCTTCTCCCACGTTAAATATGACTTTTTAAAGATTTATGCCGAATGTACTTGCAAAACTTCTAAGGTCTATGCCGTTTTGTTGAGCCAGATTCATACAAGTCTGTTTCATTTCTGCTTCTGATTTGCCGTTGATCATCTCCTGCATCTTCTGATAAGCCTGTGGATTTTGTTTCATCATCTGCTGCATACGACCTTGTAATTGCTGACCTAGAAACTGCTGTGGATTGCTCAATGCCTGCATTGCCTGAAATGGATTTATCATACTGAATACCTCCAAGAGTCTTTTCTATGTTTGTGAGTCTATAATTAATTTCTTCGATAGGATCTTTTGGAACTGTCTGTTCCTCGATTGAATAACATAAGAACTGAGGCTTTCCGTCATTTCCCATATTTTTCATATAGATTCTGCCGGAACTTGTATCGAGAAAAATGTTTGTAGCGAGTGGGTCAATCATTGCTGCACGAGCCTCTTCAATGCCTGTTACGAAATAAGTTTTAATCTGAGGCTGTTGTGGAACAGGTGGAAAATTCTGCTGATACATAGGCATCTGCATTTGAGACTGTGCATTGCGGAAATAGAAATCGTTTACTGGATTTACATATGGTTGCATATCGTACCTCGTTTATGAGAATACGATAGCACCAATATATAAGAGAATGTTGCTGATTTATTGCAGAATAACTGCTGAAATCTTGCGTCTGATTAAATCCAGTTCTTCGCTGATTACTCGTTCAGAGAATCCAAGCGTGTCTGCAATAAATCCTATATTCTGTCGTTTCAGATAGAACATCTCAAAGATTCTCTGCTGACGTTCTGACAGAATGATTTTAGAGAGCAGATCGTTTACATCTGCTCTGGTTGCAATTTTAAAATAAGCGTTGATTGTTCTAACTATTGAGTGCATACAATCCTCCCGAATGATACTTTATTGCAGAATCAATTCGGAAGGTAGTTGAATTGACTTGAATCGGTACTTTAATTGGTTACGAACTCAATAGTCTGGATAAAAGTATAATCTTCAACCCTACCGTCTGCATACGTAACTTTGCAGGTTGAAGTTGGATAAGGAAAAAGTTCACCGTATCTGTTCGCAACGGTTTTGATGATTGTCTTGTATACATCTTTGTTCTTACACCACGGATATACGGATTTACTCAAAGCAGTTTTGAACTCGTCTTTTGGAATCAAGTCAAGAAAGAATCTTGTAGCACCCTGTACATCATCACATCTTGGAATGAAAGACATAACGTGTGCGTTCGTTGCTTCATTAGATAATCTGTAAAAATCATCATCAACCAAGCCTTTGAGAATTGCACGCATTTCATTATAACCTGTAACTAATGTCTTGATGTTTTCTAAGGTAACACCTTCCTGTTTATTGGACAGCCCAAGATTGTGCTGATAAATTATCTTGTCTACGCATCTAATAGAACGAGCATTTTTCAGAGCGTTATAGAGCCACAGAGTATCTTCATTGGTGATGATTTTAGTTTCTGGAAATTTTTCTTTGAACAATGATTTTTTAATGAACTTGTTCCAGAGTACAGGTTTAATCAGACAGCCTGTTTGAAAAGAGAAAATATCTTCGGTAACAATCTGTTCTTCAATATGGACATCACCGACAGGATAACTTGAATAACTGAATACAATTATATCTTCGGTGTAATTAAAGCAATCGACAGTATGCACCTCGTCATCACCGTCTATGAACCAGATATAATTACCTTTCGATAACTCGATTATTTTAGAACGTGCAGAAAACTGCGTTGCGTTATATCCGTAAGCAAAATCAGCCTTCCAGTTTGTAGCGACATTAAGAAACTCCTCACGGTTATCTATGATGATAACTTCGTGAGGAATCAGAATACGTTCTTCAATTTGTTCCAGAAGAGAATCTAATAAATGGTAGTCTGTATCACAGACAGTTACTCCGATAGATAGCATCTTTAATTAATTTTATACCTTTTCATAAACTTATCAAGCGTAATCCAAGTAACGTTTAATTCTTTTGCAAGAGATAACTTACTTCTGCCACTTAATCGTTCTCGTTTTATATAAGCACACTTTCCTGTAAGTTTATAGTGAGACGGTTTCTGTCCTTTTCTTCTGCCGATATGCTTCCCCTGTTTTCTTGCACGTTCAAGACCAAGTTTTGTTCTTTCCGATAACAGACTTCTTTCAAGTTCTGCTGACAATCCAAAAGCAAACGCAAGAACTTTAGACTGGATATTATCTCCGAGTTCGTAACCTTCTTTTATAGCAATAACCTTTACACCTTTTTCAAGCAACAGTTGGAGTACGTCTAAAATCATCATCATAGACCTGCCAAGTCTTGATAACTCTGTAATAACAATAACATCTCCACTTTTGACTGTGTTTAGAAGTTCTCCTAATTTTCTTTTATCTGGTTTTTTAGTTCCGCTAATTGTTTCAGAAAACCATATAAGGTTTCTGATTCTGTGATACTTTGCATATTCTTTAATTGCAAGCCTTTGATTCTGTACTGTTTGTTTGTCTGTTGAAACTCTGATGTAAGCATAATTCATATTTTTTAATACCTCTAATAATAGTATAAAGATATTAAAATATTAAGGAACGGTTTAAAAATACAGTGGCTTTATAATTTAAGTAATGGCACTAGCATAGAACTTCCATTGTCTTTTTCAAGTGTTAGTTCTTATATAATATCAGAATCTCACACTCAAAACGGTTATCACGTTGCGGTAGAACATCAAGATGCAAGACATATTAATATAAGATGTTCTTATGGTTCAAACAAAATAGATGTTATTTTAATAGGTTATTAAACTGAACGGTTTAAAGATACAATGGGGAAAGCAACTTGATAAAAGTGCAGGAAGAAAATCTGTTTCCTTTGCATTGAATTTTACTACTCCTCCATTTGTATCAACAGCAGTAATTGAATCTGACACATCATCAAATACATTATATGTAAATTACTTATCTTCTTGGACTTTTATTGACAGTATATCTGTTAGCGGTTTTTATTGTGGAGTCTCTGGTTTGTCAAAAAAACAAATGTCTTGGATTGCAATTGGTTACTAATATCCTATAGCAATCCAGTCTATACTTGCACCAGCTTTGTAAGCAGTAAAACTTGAATTAGTGATGTTATATCCGAAAGAAAAGTATCCAGGTGAATAGCTTTCTCCTGCGTGTGGAACGCAGACAATTATAGGCGTTTGAGTAAAACTTAATGAAAAATTAACTGTTCTGTTCGAACCAGAATCTTTTCCCCATTGTATACGCAAACCGTTCAGTTGTTTTGATTAGGCTCTGGATACTCTGTTCGTAATCTTGATATTTCGTCTCTTGCTTCCTGTCTGTTATTTTTTATTTCAACAGGGATTTCTTCGCCTGTATCTGCAAATCTGATTGCATACCAGTCTGTTTCAGTAAGAAATTGTTCAAGTTCAGATATTCGGCTCTGTGCTTTTTCATAATCAGTCGGTTCTGGTGGATTTACCAGAATAGGATTTCCGTCAGAATCTCCTTTGATTAATTTACCTTCACTGTTTGCTTGATTTACAATGCTTAGATGTTCTGAATCATCGACCGTTACATAAGATTCAAAGTTAGAAATAAAAACATCAAAGCCCCATTCATCATCAGTATTTTTGATTTTTCCGAAATACATACATACCTCCACCTAAATAGATTATAGCACGACTTAATAATTATTATAAGTTATCGAACGGTTTAAAGATACAATGGATAAAATATGCTGATGGCTTTGTTAGTGGAGGTGTAAAAACTGATTTATATTTACCACTTAATTTTACAAGTCCAGACTCCTGTCTTATATTTGGCTATTATGATAATTCTGCTGGTACAATGTCAAAATCGGAAGTTGGAGCAAGACTGAGTGGAAATAATACAAATCAGTTTAAAGCAATTACAAATGGAGGTTCGTATAGTTTTTTTGCAATTGGCTATTAATAACCTATAGCAATCCATAATACAGTTTCATCATTCTGCATTACATAAACATCTGTCCTTGTGAGATTATTGTAATAATGCCAGCCATTCTCTGTAGCTGAAGTACGATATGCTATAAAGTTAAAGTACATACAGCCACTAGAGAATGCAATAGGAAAAGTAATATGTTTTGTATATCCAGGCTTCTGTCCCCATTGTATATGTAAACCGTTGGTTTAGTATCCTATAGCAAAAAAAATGTCATTAGTAACACTTTCGCTTTGCGAATTATATGAAGTTGCATAAGTAAATGTTCTGTTATCATTTTGTTTATTATAAACACCACCTACAAACGTATTTGGGTATCCATTGTCAGTTCGTTCGCTTTGACAAAAAACAAAATAATTTTTGTTACTGAATGATAAATCAAATGCAAGGCTTTTTGTAGAATTAGTGTGAGTAGTCCTAATCCACTGTATCTTTAAACCGTTCGAAAAGACTATATAACCACTGTCACCAATATCGTTTTGCCAATAAGCAGGGTCAAATAATTTATCTGCTTTACTTGATTGTATGCATTTGTAAAAATTACCAATAGTGTTAGCACCATTATAAATAATGTCTCCAACATTATAAGTTTTATCAAACTTTATTAGCTCTATAGAAGCATCATACATTGATAACCCAAATGGTCTGTTAATATCTTTTATACTGCTGGCAATAATTGATATAGCCGTTTGTTCTACTATATTTCTTTGTCTAATTCTACAAAAACTCAATCTATTGTCAAAGCCAACTGGCACTAATATATCTTTATATAAGGTTGTTTGTGCTAAGAATGCTTTACCCATTCTGTATGTACTGTTATAACGTAAATTAAAGTCATTCCAATTTACACCATTATCTAAACTATAAATTACTTCGGCATCATTATGTAATATAATAATATTTTGAGTCGCATAGCCCTTAAATGAAAGTATTGTCCGTGAGAAAACCTGCTTCCACGTTTGTCCACAGTCATAACTTATTACGATTCCTAAATTTAATGCACAAGTTATTAAAACGCCATTATAAGCAAATAGCCCACAGGCTGATGAAATAGTCGTTGTTGTTCCATCAATTTTCGTAACTGTTTTACCAGTAATTTGTTGATTTCCAAGTTCTGTAAAATCAGGATTATAAAATGATAGGCTATTTGTTGCATATGCAGTGCCAGAAGGTGACAAACTTCCATTACAAGCAACTAATAAATCTTGGGTAAAATTACATAACCACAAACAATTGCCATTTGATGTTTTTGTAATAACAGAAGAACCATTATAGAAAGCAAATATATTATTGTCAGTGGTTAGATTTAATAAATTATTTACAATGTTCATTATAACAGGTTTATAAGTAGTTGTTATTGTTGTAAATGAGTTATTAGAAACATTAAATCTATATACACCTGTACTAAAAGAGACATAGATATTGTTTTTGTAAACTGTTGCATCATAAACAAGACCTTTGCTGCTAATTTCTGCAAGTTGTGTAAAACTTGGTGTATTACTTCCTTTGTAATTACAAACAGACACCATTACAGTGCTGGAAGTTGAACTTTGAAATAAGTATATTTTGTCATTATAAAACACTTGAGCACAGTTGTAGTTAGATACAGCTGTGCCAGACCCAGAACATTTACAGACTGGTTCTGCTTCAACTCCAACGTACAACGAAGGAGAACTTATTTCTAAATCACCTGCTAAATTTAATTTTCCATTAATAAATAAATCTATTAATCCATTGTCAGTTTTTTTTGTAAAGAACTCTTTTTTCCAAATTGGAACAGAATTTCCAGATTTAACTACATCACCTTTGTACGATTGTATTATAAAGTTATTTTCTGTATCAGAAGTGTTTTTAGGATTCTTACCCATAGATATAGCAAGATCTCCTGCGACATATCCAGAATCCTTATAACTTGAAACAGAGTTCTTGAAGTTGATATCATAAGCACGGATAAGGTTAATCATCGCTTCATTGATAAACGCTCTGTTAGTTGTGAGTGTATCAATATAAGTTCCGCAAATGTTTGGAGTTGCCAATCCGAGTGTATAATAATATCCAGCAAGAGAAGGAAGTGCACCGGCACACAACAATATAGCGTCATTATAACGAGCATCACTAGAACTAATTTCGGTCCAAGTTGTTCCGTCAAACAACATCATTCTAGCCTGGGCAGTACTTGATGTTGGAGTAACTGCATTTGTATTAAGAACCAATGCACCACGCTCAACATATCTTGCAGTTAATGCTGTTTTACTAAACGAACCGTTACTTCCTGTGATTTTGTATGGAGTAATTTGTGCACTTGTATAATTTGTGACTGCTGCGACTATTCCTTCATACTTCATTTCAATAACACTGTTTATATCTGAAAGTAAACAAGGAGTCATTGGTTCAAGAGAAACTTTCCCTTCTCCTGTTTGAGAGTGGACTTTAGCCAATACAATCCAATCTGCTTTTGAAGAAATTGCACTTTTAACAACTGTAGTTAAACCATTTGCAACTTGATACCAAGTGTTTGAGCCATCTTCAAAAACATAAACTGGCGTTGCTGGAGATCCAGAACTTGTTGCACCGCTTTTCTGAATAGCCATATAACCATTCATAGCACAGTTACTATTCAACATTCCCTTAGCATAATATGTAGTTCCGTTTATAATTACATAGCCATATGTATCTGCTTCTGCACCATTTGCATTATAACCACATACATAAACTTCTCCGTCATTTGCTGTAGAAAAAGCCGAATAGTTTACTCTAAATGCAATTGTGCGTGATGAGAAACCTCTATCACCTTTTTCACCTTTATCTGCAATTTTATCCCAATAAGTTGTGTTTGTTGGTACAATAGAACTAGAAGACGTATGACTTGATTTACAGATATATGAACACCCATTTGTACTATAAAAAACAATATCGCCTATAATATAATTTGTACCACTAGCCCACGTTCCTTTTCCCTTTGCTTCACTGTCAAGATTCAAAAGTTCATTTAAGGTAGGCTGAGTTCCATCCATTTTATCAAAGCGAATATCATAGATATATGTAGTATTCTCAACAGTTGGAGTTGAAGAGCTTTCAGTATACTCAATCAAAGTTCCATTGTGAGTAAACTCAGTAATATTTTTAAACTGGTAGTTAATACAGTTTGCAACCCTCTGTTTAGTTACCATATCATAAACACCTGCATCATTTGCAGGTGCTGTAGTTACACCGTTTGCGGTTACATATCCGATTACAAGATACCATCTACCTACTGTTCCGAAGTTTTTAGAACTTACAAAATATCCACTGTTTATTTCGCTACCATTTAATGCTAATATCTGACTGTTTTTTACTGTTTCAGAAACCTGTTCCCAACCTCTACAACCAAAATAATTAATAAAGCCATCGTTTGTTTTTTTTGCGTAGCAGGCATAACGATAACTTACACCAGCTTCAAGTTTTATGGTTTTTGAATATGGTGTTACTCTGCCATTTGAGGCAGCATTAGCAGGACGAGTAATCTTCAATAGGGAAGTATTACCGCCAAAAGGACCCTCACCAGTAACTTCTGTCTGTGATATATTTGTTCCGCCAGTGTTATATTTTGTTTTAGTTCCTTCTCCAAAGAATCTGAATTGGTTAGAACTATCACTATCCTTAGCCTGTCTACCCTCATAAGTCCATTTAGCAGTTGAAGCAGTGCCTGCCGTAGTACACTTCCATACATCGCCAGTCAGAGAGTTAATGTATCTGTCACCTACAAGAATATTCATATTAGTGCTAGTAATCCCTGTACTCGCAGTTGTAAGTGTATATACAACAGCAGTTGCTCTAATATTATAGATTTCTGTACCTGTAAAAGTTAAAGTTCCACGAGTACCTGTTGCACCTGTTTGACCACGTTGTCCTACCATACCGTAAAGAGTAGTACAACCAATCTTGTAATATCCATCTACTTTTGAACTTGGCACTGAAGTTATCTGAGTATAGACGGTACCAATAATATTTCCCTGCTCAGATAAGGTTGCAGTTATGACTAATATATCGCCAACACGCATTCCTTCAACGGTACTGTTATTCCATGTAGTTGCATAACCTGCTGTCTTATAAGTATTCCAGTTTGTGTTAGTCCATGTTCTTGCGTAATCAGAGAAAAATGTTTTAGTTCCTGTATTGCCAGTTTCTCCTTTATATTCATCAACATGAGGAACCCAAGCAGTTGCTGTTTCTCCTTTCTCAAATTTAGGGCCTGCAATATAAACTTGTGCATCTGCGTATGCTCTAAAAAGAATAATCTTAGATACTGTGTTATTTCCTGTTGTATTTAGTTGCCAAGTAACCCAATACTGCTTCCATTCTGATGTAAGAGTAAATGTAGTTGAGCCATCACCAAAATTGCCTGCTGCCTGACCGTCAGAAGATGCAATTCTCTTAGTCTGAACGTAACCAGAATCACCATACCAATAAGTATAAAATTTTCCACTTCCTTTAGCCCAAAAACTTAATGTATATTTATCACCAAGAGTAAAACCTTTGATGTTTTTCCAAGCTAAAAAATCTTTTGTTGAAGTTCCACTAGAATTGTTACAGTAAGTCTGTGTAAATCCATTGAAAGCGTTTGCTGTATGAGCACCATTATCAATGTATTTATAATATGGATATGAAGAACCATATACAGAACCAAAAAGTTTTGAATCGTGAAGTAAGTTCTCTCCTATCTGAGAAGCATCTTCACCTTTTGCTCCAGTTTTACTTGCAGAGATAGTAATTACTTTTGTTTCTGTCGAACCGTTATCATAAGTTACAGTAACAGATACAGTAAGGTTTGCAGATATAGCAGTGCCAGTTGCAGTCTTAAATGTCAATGTTCCTGCTGTGCTTTGTGCAACAGTGAATCCAGAAGCATTTGGAGTAGATACTTTAAACTTACCACTTGCAATAGCTGCTGACGGAGCAATAGGAGAAAGTTGTGTGCTTCCTTTATATGCTTGAAACTTTACGCTGTAAGTTGTCGCAGAGAGAGGTTTTAAATCTGTGCCAGTTGCTACTGTAAAGTTTTCGTTACTTACAGAGCAGGAATAAGGTGATGTACCATCTTGTCCGTCAGACACTGCAATTACTGTTGTGATATCTGAATAGTCTCCACAGACAACTTTATATACTCCTGCTGTAGTTGCATTGTAAGTCTGTGAAGTTGCACCGCTGATTACAGTACCGTCTTTATACCACTTATAAGAACTTGGAGTAAAGCCTATAGCAATGGCATTAAGTGTCAAACTATTAGGACTTCCGTTTTTGAAAACAAGTCCGTTTGGTGCTTCTATTTCTATAAACTTAGCAGATGTTCCGTCTGCTCCTTTTTTTCCTGTAAGTGCTGAAATAGCATAACCTTCTGGTAAAGCCATATTATCCTCCTAGTTTATCCACTTAGTAGCCATATATAAGCAAGGTGCCTGTTCTGTTGTAGGTGGTGGTGTTTCCTGCCAATCAAGATTTCTGAGTGCAGTATCATCAAGGTCGAAGGCCCCAACTGCAAACTTGTAATCCTGATATCCGCCGTCACTTGTTACTGTTACAATCTCTTCATCGAGTTTAACAGAAGTTCCACCGGCAAGATAAAGACGGCATCTTATCTTCTTAGTGTTAGCAGGAATTGTAAACGTCTTTGAATAATCATCATAAGTAGTTTCATTTCCATATCCGCTGCCTGTATCAACTGCAATTCCAATTCTTCCTGAATATGTAGTTGGAGCAGAAGTTCCACTCTGTGTCATTCCGACAAGATTAATAGAACTTGGATTAAAGTTTCCGTTTACATCTTTATTAACAGAACTTGCATCACATATAAGCCAGTAAGAAGAAGAACCACTTCCAGTAGCACCATACGAAACAAAACTTGAACAAACAATGTTTTCATACTGAGCATCTGAGTAGATATTTACAATATGTTTATCAGCGTTTTGAACCGCAGGTATGTTAATTATACCATCAATTACAGTTCCTGTGCCACCTTCTGTTGTAGGTTGCTGACCAGAAGTTCCATAAAAATCTTTATAATAAAGGGTTCCTTCAACAATTGAACCATCTTTGAATACATTGCCTAAAACTGCAGAGCCAATTGATGACATAGACAAAGAGCATTCATAACTTGTTATTGTTCCTATCTGCTGTTGAACCTGATCTGAGAGTTCATTGAGACTTTTTGTCAAATCATTCTGATTTACATTATTTGACAATGAGAATGAGTTCTCGCCGCTTCTATCTGGAATTGTCATATGGTTCTGGAAAGAAGGTAACTGAGCACCGTAGTTATACAAGTCCTCTTGATACTTCATAAGAGTAAAATCATAAGTACGTTTTTCTGAAGCCTTAATCTTTATTACTCTATAAGTTGAAGTAACCTTTCCAATTTTTCCAAAGCCAACCATATTTCCAGCTTCAGGCTTGTAGATATAATAATCTGAACCGTCTTGATTATCAGCATTTTTTGAGATAGGAATATCAAATAAAACTGTATTTGTCATTCCTTTTGTCATTGTATAAAGAACTCCATTTACATATGCAGTTCCACCATCTTTCATCAATCGTAATGTGATAATTCTCGACTCTTTATACTGAGATGGTTGCATTACAACAACGCCCTGAGAACTCTTTTCAACTCCATCAACGATTTCAGTCTCACCAGTAAAGTGATACATATTATCTATTACAAAACCGTAAATACCCTGTTCATTCTCAATCAATTGAGTGATTCTACCACCATTATCAGTGCCTATAAGCATTGTATCGTCCTGTACAAGTACAAGATCGCCGAGAGTAATAGAAGCACCCTCAATTCCAAGCTGCTTTGTTACAACTTCTTTATTGAGGATTCTATTTGCCAGAATGTATCGTCCTAAAGACCATAACTGTATATTGTTTGTAACGAACTTAAATCCATAAGGTTCAATTGCTCCGAATGGGTTTTTCTCGTCTTCACCATCGGCCATACAATAAAGCTGATTTGTTTCATAACCATCATCTTCATCCGGGAAAGAAACCTGGATTCCAGATGGTGACTCTGCATATGAAATTGTGTAAGAAGACTTCAGAGTATTCTGCTGATTGATAAGTGCTACAGGATATTTTTCTGGTTTATCAATAACAACTGTAATTCTGCCTTTATTATCTTTCGTATAAACCGAACGGCCTGCAATTGAGATATTAGCAAAGATTGACTCAAGTGTTTCCTGATTATAAACATAGGCGTTTGCAGCAAAATATACCTCAACTAAATCACCTTTGTTATGATGAATTCTTACGCCTTTATGATTATAATGATAGCCATCTGAAGCATAAGTAGAACCATCTGTGACCCTTTCAGCCCAACTATGCCATTTTGACATTGAGAGCATATTAAAATCACCAATACCATTTACATCAAAGTGACTCTGAGTATATCCTAAAGCATCTTTTCCAAGGTGAGGTCCAATACCTGCGAGCATAAATATTGACGCTACATTATTATTACAATATTTCAATGTACCATCACAGCCAGTCTTATACTGTCCATTGTCCATATCATCATTTGGAATAAAAATACGTCCTTTCTCATCTTTATGAGCATTTGTATTGATTACATCAATAATCTGAGAAACAAAGTTGTTACCATTAGCAATACATTTGGACCTAACTCCAGTCTGTCTATTCTGTCGGTCTTGGTAATATTCCTGTTCTGTGATATCATTCCATACATTGTTTCCTGCATCATAACGAATATAACGCTTCTGCTTTACAACATTTTCCGGGAACCACTTCTTTTGTTCTTTATCATAATAAGGTGCAAAAGACTCTGCGATACAAGAGAGTTTTCTGATTGTGTTTGATAACTGGTCTACAGTATCAGTTTTTGCCTTTAATGACAAAATACAATGTCCTCTCATTAACTCTTCTGACAAAGGTCTTTTCTGAATGATAGCACTCTTGTTAATAAGAGCATCGCCATCAAGCATTGTTGATGACAGTGTTTTCCAGGTAAATATATCATTAAATTTAAATGCAGATTTTTCTTTTGTAGATTTAACTTCATCAAGATAACATGGAGAAATTCTTACAACGCGAACTTCTATAGACTTGGTTGAGTTTGTTCCGTCATAAAAATAAGATCTCATTTTATTTGCAAGAATATCTTCAACATATTCCGATTCTCTTTCATCTTCAGAAAGAAGATTTGCCCTTGACCATTCAACAAAATCAATAGATGTTATACATCTGATTTCATTAATACCATCTGTATCTTCATTGTCTCCACCCAAAGACTGAAGATTAAATGCTTTAGAATTAAGCCAGTTATTATTTATATCTGCAGAATATACATATCCAGAAATTGGGATAGTTTTTGTTGAACCTGTTAAACTGAACTCACCTGATGTCCACTCTCCAATCTTTATACGCCATTTGTTATTAGGAACAGACGTACTTGGAACAGATGTACTTGAACCGCCGATTGGTAATTCAAGAACTGTTATCCATGAAGAATTATCATAAGCCTGAAGTTTTATAACATCACTATAAGAAGAAGAAACGGCAAGTGTGAGATTTGTTAATTTGTAAGGATTAGTATCATAAGGAGCTGGTAAATATGATATACTTCCAGTTATCGTAACTGTAGTTTCAGTTTGACCAGACCTTGTTTTTTCATTCTTGAGGTTATTTCCAGTATGTGCAGCAATATCAAGGTAACGATCTTCTGCTGTATAAGCAGTTGCATTTACAGTATTATTGATAGAATCAAAAGAGTTCCAGCCTCTGATAACACCAGTCTTTCCTTTATATGTAACTGGATTGTAAGACTTTGTTTCCTGATTCCATGTTGGGAACGGAACATCATCACCTGCTGTATTTCCGTCACATATAGGATTATCATCAGAGTAAATACGCCACTGAAGACCAATCCACATCGGTATCTTATAATTCTTTACTTCACTCTTTTCATCTGAAGTCTCACTTCTTGATTTATATAGACCCTGTGCAAAATCAAGCTCTACAGTAGCAGATTTAGGATACTGTTCTGTAAAGTATATAGGATTATTTCTTAAGCCATCCTTAAGACCAACCCCCTTATATGAAATATTTTTACCAGAATCAATATCTTCAAGAGAACCGTCAGCAATAAACAATACATCAGCATTGATGTCATTTTGAATTCTTGCGTGTGGATATACGTCTCCGTAATTCACATTTTCACCTGGAATCTGCTGTAATATCTCAACTGATACATCATTATTTTTCCAAGTGTTTACAATATCTCCACTTAATCCATAATAACTTCCTTGAGCAGCGTGTAGTTCTTCTGCATATTCATCTGCTTGTCCAATAGAGTCAGTACCTGTAAAGGTGTTAAGAAGAACATCATGTGTTGCAGATTGGTCCGAAAGAATGTTATTTGCATCTGTTTCAAGCTGAGCAGGTGATAAAACAGTCCCATTGTTAAGAATAGGAGTTACAAGAACAGTTTTTGTTCCATTCTGATTTGAATATGAAGAGGAATATACAGTATAAATTGAATCGTCATCTGGAACATCCCAACCTGCAGCAATCATTTGGCTTGCTGTAATTTGAGGTCTTGATGATAAAGGAATGCTTGTATTCTGCTGAAAGTACTCCATATCATAATGGTTCGTTCCTTCATCAATACCTTCTAGTTTGCCGGACCAGATATTTTTCATGCACTGATTGCCAGACCACCTTTTATTATGAGCAAGATACTGGTCACCAAGTTTGATATCTGTAATTCTTAATGGAGCATATCCAATCTCATAAAGAACATGAATATAATTTTCCTGTCCACGATTTCCTGTAATAACGTTGTACGGAGAACCAATTATAAATGGTGCAGCCAAATGTTTGCCAAATACGGCAGGAAATGCTTGGTCAGTTAATACCTGATTTGTAGCACCACGAACATCAGGAAGTCTTTCAGAGTCCTTACCTTTAGTTGATGACCCATTTCCTTGATGTTTCATATCCCAGGCATCACCTGCAATTTTAGCACCGGCAATACCTCCACCGACACCACCAACAAAAGCAAGGAAACCAACTAAACCAGTACTTGCACCCCAAGTAACTGCAATAGAAGCAATTGCTATAGCACCAATGAATATTCCAGCTATAGCACCTGCAATCTGAGCACCTATTTTACCACCAGAAGGTGTAATAACAATTTCTACAATGTCATTTACTTTTACTTCATAATCAAGGCTTACATCTTTTCCGTTTACCTGAACAACTGCGTTTAATGTTTCTCTATCTTCACAGATAGCAGCATAATATGTTTTTCCAGTTTCAAGATCATAACATTCAACAAGAACGTCATCGTAAACAGTATCGTTTGTATTTTGTTTAAGAATATCATCAATAGATGTACCCTCGTTTACAGAGAAAGTTTTTACATCATTTGAAAAAATATTATTCAAGAACTTTACTGTAGCCATTTGTACACCTTCCATATTTTTCTGTAATAATTATCAAGTGCAGTTACCCTTACACCACCATTATCAGCATGAATAAATACACCTTCTTCAAGAATGACTCCTATATGAACCATTCTTCCTTTGTCATCACCAAATAAAATCAGGTTTCCAAGATTCTGTTCTTCAGTTTCTTCAACCATAGAACTCATCTGGTTATAAACATCATCAACGTGGGTTGAGAATGTTTCTGGACACGCTCTTTGATACCATAAATCAGGAAGCGTATGTCCAAGCCTTTTTGAAACTTCAATCGCAAGTCCATAACAATCAAAGCCTTCATTAATCGAACGGCCATGATTTTTGAAACGTACTCCGATCAAATCATTTACATATAAATCAGCCATTCATATTCACCGAAGGAAGTTTATCCTTTGTAGCAATTGCACGAGGTACATTGAGTTGAAGTACATTCTTAGAAGAAAGATTTAACTGTGCAGTGACTCTGTTATAACTTGCCGACTGCAAGTTACCTTTAAGTTCATCAAGAGGATAAAACTTGTATGTCGTTCTTTCTGTTTCATCTTCAAGAACTGTTACAGATTTCGCAAATGCAGCAACAACTGAAATTTCACATTCAACTTCCACTGAGCGAAGCAACTGGACAACACGAGAATCAATTGCAGAAAGAGTAATCGAAGCCTGTCCAATAGACTTACCGTCTTCTTCTGGCGGTGTGTAATTAAACTTACAGGCGAGGTATTTTTTACCCTTATAAATAACAGGATTCGAGTCATCAATTACTCTCAGATACATATTCTCCTGTTCAAGAGAACCATCTTCCCATTTAATATCTGGATTGAATATTTCCATAAGAACAGGAATGTGGCCGTCAGTATCTTTCTTCCAAATCTCTTCAAGTGCAACTGCATTTATGTTTTTCATTTTTTACACCTCAATAACAAACTGAGAAGTTTCTTCTCCAATAGTAACTGTATAAGTTCCAGCTTCAGTTTCTGGGGTGAAATAAAGACGAGCAATTGTATCACCATCAAAAACAACGTTGTTAATTGTAAGAACCTCTGGATCCAGATTTCCTTTCTTAAAGTAAACTGTCCATGTATTTTCACTTGGTTCTGTATCTGGAGTAGAAGTAAGATAAACGTCAACATATCCATTGTGGGCTTCAATTCTATTAATTTCAGAAATGTCATCTGGAATTGTATATGGACCTGTTGCCGCAGTTTCCCAAGTCATAGAAACCCGCATACAATGACCGCTTTTATCAGCGTTTGCTGCTGAGGTTATTTTGTAATATTCTGTATCTGGGATATCTGCTTCTGTAAGAGGAATAACAGGCTGTTGCTGATTGTTGTAAGCATTAGCGGCGTGCTCTCTGCTTTCTACAGAGTTTCCTTCCTGATGATTTGAATTAATCAAAATTGCAGGAAATTTGAATGGGTTAGTGCCATAACAATGACGATATTTGTACCAAATCCAAAAGCGGTCTAACTCTGTATAATTATTTTCATCTTTTGAATCTTCTTCAAAAGAGAACTCCATAGTAACATTAAATTTGTCTGCCGGATTCGCATTTACAAGACGAGACTTCTTTTCTCCACCAGACTCAAGATTATCCTGTACAGTTGCACCTTCGCCAACTGTGACGTTTGTAGAGTCGAGGACAATCTTATTTACATTAGTAGGCCAGCCAATATACATATAAGTATATTAGCCGTAGAAAAAACAGAGCTTAATTTATGCGACTACTGTTCTTCCGTTTAATCTTGCCTGTCTTGCTGCAAATGCCTCATCACCTTTAGAAGTAGCGATAACTTCCTGTACCTTGCTTTCGATAACTGCTTCAAAGTCGATTGAATTTGTCTCTTCATTGTAAGTAGATTTCTGCTGAGTTACTTTGATACCTGTAGACTTATCTATTACATTAAAGTTGATAGTAGGAGCACCGCCACCCACAAGAGTTCTTGGAGTCTTTGTAGCAATAAGATAATCTTTAGGGTCAGTAGTAACTACATCTCCACGAGGTGTAATAATAGCATCGTGAACACTCTTAGTAAGATAGTCATTGGCAGAAATGGCTTTCTTATGTCTTACAGTGTTCTCGTAGTAAATAGCATCTTCACGAGCCTGTTTGAGAAGGTCTGCAAGGTCTTGTTTTACTTTGAGTAACTTCTGATATGTATCATCCTCTTTGTTATCATCGTTATCTTGATCAAGCATACCACCAAGGAATGACAATCCGCCACCTGCGGCAGCAATTGCAAGACCTGCTATAACTTTCTTTTTATCACCAATACTTGAAATTGCAAGGGAAAGACCAGCCTGTGTAAGCATTGAACCCATGTTCTTCATCAAGCCAGAACTAAGGTTTACAAGATTCTTTTCAATCTCTTCAGATGCCTTTGAACTGTCACCAAGGTATTTACCCCAAGTTTCAAATGTTGAAGTAATTGCAGAAGAAGCAAAACTTCTAAATATTTCACTTCCTTGTTTACCAATATTTTGGAATCCTTCTGCTAATTCTCCAGATGATTTTTCCCAAGTAACTGCAATCTGTTCGCTCGTGGTAAGCATCTTAGCAAGTTCTTCATTAGTCATCTTGAGAATACTTTCATTATCTTCTGGAAGAAGTTCTATGCCATAATTCTCATCACCACGAGCAAGTGCAGCTCGTCTGTCCTCAATACTTGCCTCTCGCCTTTGTGCATTAATTTTCTTTCTGAATTCTGGGTCTTTTACAGCCTGAGCAATATAATCTTCGCGGTCATATTTTAATTCAGTTCCAGTAAATAATTCGAATAGCCTATTACGCTTCCCTCGTTCACCTTCGTAATATCTTGGCTGAGTTTCATCAGGATTAGCTAAGCCGTGTGAAGCATATTGTTTGGCTGAAATATAAGCAGACATAACTGCATTGTCACGGTTTTGATTTGCCATGCCAGTTCTCAGCCCTTGGAATACAGGAGATTCGATGAATGTTTGAATAATAATGCCTAAATCGCTAAGTGAATCTTCGACAAGTTTTATAGAATCTTTTATTCTACCTTCTTCAGCTTTATCTCCTTTAGCCTCTGCTAGTTTGAGTCTTAAATCTCGCGATGAATAATTAGAAAGGATATCCTCAATAGAAAGTTCTTTTAATGAACTAAATTTACCCTTTTTCTCTACAAGAGATGAACGAAGAATCGCTTCTGCATAATCTGGATTGTTGGCAACGAAGTTAGTTGCATCAGAAATTCCTTCTTTTGAAATCATTCCAGCAAGAATGCTTGTTCCGCTTACCTGAGAAAGCATCTTATTTAAGAACTTATTATTAATTTCAGATACAGTTGCTTCGTGATACTCTTTTCTCAAGCGTGGCAATTCACCTTTAATAAACTCAAAGAGATTACCTGTAATTTCTACTTCTTCTGCAATTTCATTACCAAGAGAATCCAACATTCTGCCATTTTCATCAAAAGTAATTTCAGAAGTTTTATATGTCTTTCCAGACTTAGTTTTAATTACTTCGCCAAATGCATTAACTAACTGAGAAGAGTTACCTAAAGCAAGTTGCTCAAGTTTCTTTGTGCTTACGAATTTTTGAGAGCCTAAATCTGTTGATTCAGCCTGTGTATATCCGGCGGCAACCAACTGTTCATAAGTATTAAGTTCATCTTCAAGACCTTTCTTATATGCAGTGATAACTTCTGTAGAAGCAGACAATTGAGTAGAGAAATCTTTAATTGCCTTTTTTGTAGCCTGCCAGTCAATCTGGAAAGTCTTACCGCTGTCACCTGCAAGCTGGACAGCACTCTTGGTACGCATAAGACTCATTGCCTTATCAATACCCATAGACTTCATAGTTGCAGTAAGAACACCAGAAGTCATATTGCGAACAGCCATATCATCACGGTAATTAGCCATAGTAGACAATGTGTCTGTCATACCGTTGGTTGTAAGACCTGTTGCTCCTGAAAGGATACGTTCCCAAAGAGGCACAAACTTAGGACCTTTTGTAACATCGTTTGGATTTGCATTTTCACCACCAACTGTTACTTCGTGAGACATGGTGGCCGATGTAATCCAACCTAAAATCTGATTTCTTACATTACCAGGAACTTTAGCTACATTCATTATGTCTCTTACAGCATTAAATGTTTCACTAAATTTGTCGAGGTATGCATTATCATCAAGATTACTATTAAGGTCTTTTAACTGTTCAGTAAGTGCTGTTGAAGTTCTTGAATCATAAAGATTAAGATATTTAGAAGCCTCACTCATTGCATAGGTAAACTGACTTCTAAGTGCGGCCATATCCTCTTTATTAGTTGGGTTATTACCTCTGACTACATCAAATTTTCCACCTGGAACAAAAGCACCTTGAGCATCATATTTCTGGAACTCTAGCATTGAGAATTTACTCATGTCTACAAGACCATTCTCATCTGCTTTTGGCACAAGTTGTTTAAGAACTTCTTTTGCTTCGGTAAGAGATTTTATTTTTTTATCTTCTTCCTTTTTCTGATATTCATCACTTCCCTTATAGAGTTCATAAAGTTCTTGGAACTTAGAGTTAAGAGAATTAGTCTGGTCAGCCCTTTTGTTTTCTTGATCAAATGCCAATTGCTGCTCAGCAATAAGATTCCTTTCTCTATTTGCCTTTATATCTTCATTTGTTAAAGTTGAGTTAGCATTGATGGCATCTACAAGCTCTTTGAATAAACTTGATAATTGCTCCAATTCAGATTGAGACATCCCTTTATACTCTTCTGAGTATTGATTAAGACTTGCATAACTTCTTCCTTGCTGTGGACCAGAAAGCAGGTTTAATGCAGCAAGTCTTAAAGTAGGGTCGTTTACAGAATAACCAGAGAGAGCTTCGTATGCTTTTTCAAGCCTTCCCATTTTTGAATCATAAGACAAAGCATATTTATTACGCTCTGCATCTAAGTCAATTTTTTTAAGTTCCTGTTCAAGTTCTCGTCTGTAAGTTTCCTTAAGTTCTTTTTTATCAGTTTCTTTTATTAACTGTTTAAGAGTTTCTATTCTGTCATTTCTTCTTGCAATTATTGCAACATCTGTCTGTATGTTTTTAGTGTTGATATTATCCTTTACATACTGATAGAAATTTTCAGCCCATGTGACAAACTTATTTGCAAAAGAATCATTTCCTGTTTTGGCTCCAAAATTTGTCAGTAACTGGCCACCTTCTGAAAATGCTAATTGTTTAGCATCCTGCAAGTTCTGTAAACGAGCTTTTAATGTCTTTGCACCTTTTTCAGTTGCGTTTTCAAAGATACCGTTGATACCTGTAAGGTCTTTGAATACCTTTTCAATAATATCAGAAGTTACCTTACCATCAGATATAAGTTTACGGAGTTCCTGCTGAGATACACCAAGCTCTTTTGATACTGCTTCAAAAATAGGAATACCTGCATAAGCGAACTGACGCATATCAAGCATAGAGGCTTTACCAATGGAAACAATCTGAGCGTAGTTATTTGCAATACGCTTCATCTTCTCCATGTTACCGCCAGCGGTATCTCCAATCATTTTGAGAGTGTTCATCAAGTCAGAAGCGTAAACACCAGACTGTTTCAAAAGAACGGCAAGTTCAGAAGTCTGCTGTACACCGAATGGAGATTTAACTGCGTACTGAGAAATATCTCCAAATACTGAATCAGCTTGTGTCTGGTTTGAGAAAACAACTCCTAACTGAGTTTTAATAGATTCTATTTCTGCAAAAGATTTTACTGCTTCTTTACTTAAATCAGATATTCCTTTCGCAAGATTCGTAATTGCAGCCGTAGCACCAAGAGCAGGAGCCTTAAGCATTGCACCGGCAGTATCAAGCCCAAGCCCAACCATTCTTCCGCCAGTGCCGATTCCACCGACTATACCACCTAAATTTTGAAGCCCACGGCCTGCTTGATATTTCCAGTTTCGATTTAATGCACCTTGCTGAGCCGCTCTAGCTCTAAGTAATTGAGCCTGTGCTAACATATCCTGCCTGTCAGAATATGCCTGTGAAGATTTATCCTCTCGTTTTGCAATGGCGGCGGATGTATTCTGATTTCTTACAAGTTCTGCGTCAGCTCTCTGTTTTCTAAGTTTTGTACGTCTTTCAATGTCCTTTCTGATTGCAATCGTTTCGTCAATAATTGCCTGTTCATAATCGCGGAATACCTTCTCTCGGCCAGTATCAGAAACCATTACAGCCCCGGTACTACTCTTTGCTGCTTTTCTGTGATTGCCGAAGTCATAATTGGTGCCAATGTTCTGGTTCGCAATGTTGTTACTGTGAGTAACATTATTAATCTGTTTATTGATGTTTGATAAAGACTTTTTATTAATCTGGTCGAGGTAATTTGAAATATTTGCAAGCTGTGCAGCATAACCCTGTGCAGAAGCCGTGAGCTTATTCATCTCTTTTATTGCCTGTTCAGCTTTTACCCTTAATTCCTGTTCTACTACACTAACTTCCATGATTTCACCTCACAAAAAATGTATAAAAAAAGACTGTGCAATTTTCAGCACAGTCTGATAATTGCAAGAAGGATTAATCTTCTTTTACAAAGTTGGCACTGTTAACAATGAAGTCTGCACAATCCAGTTTGAGAGGAGTGCTGTTCAAGAAAAGTTCTTTCGCAACTTCAAATACGCTCTCAACTGGTTTTCCGTTGTATGTAACTTCAGAACCGTCTACTGATCTGATTCCTTTACAGAGTGAAGCAACTCTTTCAGCGTCAAGTTCTTCAAGTTTCTTATCCTTTTCTTCATTGCTGAGTTTGGCATCATCACGAATCTTGTCTGACTTTTCGTCATACTCATTCATAAGTTTTTCAGCCTCTTCAGAGTGAATGCCGATAAGAAGAAGCTGGAGATTCCATTTCTTCTCTCCAAAAGGCTCGTACCATACACCTTCACGTTCGTTTACATCTGTAAAAAAATTTTCAATTTTGATTGTTTTCATTTATTACTCCTCTTTGTCTTTCATTTCCGATATGGTGTTCATGGCCCACGCTTTCATTTTCAGAAGACATTTTTTATCCTCTACTGTCAGCGGTACTTTCATACATTCAACGTACTCATTGATTGTTCTGAAAGTAAAAATGGCATTCCCAGCCATATCATATTCACAGCCCTGCCATATATTCAGGAACTGTCTGAATATCCATTCGTATTCGGGTGGAGGAGGGATATCCCTCATTTTTTTGTATCTCTCTGCCTGTTCACCCATTTCAAAGAACTTCTTCTCACCGAGCTTACGGTCTCCGCCGCCTCTCCGTTCGATAATCTGTTCTCTTTCATCAACGTTTCTTACCCACTTGGTTTCAGTAGTCTCCTTTCCGTTCTTTACGACTTTCTGTTTAACCGGGTGGTAATGATTAAGGAAGAAATAACGCTCAACTGCTTCTTTTAGGCGTTCTTCTCCCTTCCGGTAAAATTTGTGGTTTCCCTTGCGAACTTAGCAATCTGAATCTTGATAAGCGGTGCATTGAACAAGAACTCCTCGATAAAAGGAACTGAATATTCAATAGGTTTTCCGCCAATCGTTGCTTCACAACCTTCTGCAGCACGGACTCCATGAACAAAACTTGCAATATGTTTTGCATCAAGTTTCTTCTGTCTTTTTACTTTTTCAACCGGGTCCTTGAGTTCTTCAAGTTTGGCCATTTCTTTTTCATAACGTTCCTGACTTACAAGATTTTCATCCTTACCCATACCAGTAACAAGGAATTCAATTCCACAAGGTTTACCTTTGATAACAGGCTGCATCCATCTGCCTTTATCTTCGTTTTCCTCTGTGTAGAAATCCTCAACGTTAATCTGAGTTTTCTCCATGTTTGTTTTTATCTCCTAAAAAAATATCCGAGCCTCATACGAAACTCGGATATATATTAGATTGAAAAAATTGATACCTTAAACTTACGCAATGGTGAAGTTACATGTACAATCCTTTCCGTTCCAGCTCAATGTGTATTCATAACTTCCAGTGTCTGAAGCTGTAAGTTCTGTCTTTACATAAACCTGACCGTAAGTATCAGTTGCATCTGCTTCTTCAACAAGGTCAAGGATTACATTTGCATTGTCAATTGTTGAACCGCTTGCGTCTACAATCTTTGTACCGCCAGCTCCGTCACTTACTTCGTAACCGAGTACAACAGTTACATCAGTAGCAGAACCACCGTCTACCTTCTTTGTGAGTTTGATACCGTTAGGTGCTGTAGAAGCATCATAAGCAGTAAGTTCGCCCTGACTGAGAAGGATGTTTGGTGTGTATACAACATTGTATTCGCTGTTAGAAACAACAGCCTTTGCAGTGTTGAATTTTGGAAGAGCAATCTTGAAGATACGGCAAAGTCTCTCACCGAATGAACGGAGAGGAATTGACATATTGTAATCGCCTTCGCCGGAAGCAGACAAATCTCTGTCTTCAGCCTTAGAGTTGAAAATCTGAACGAGGTAGATGTACTCAGGTTTCTGGTCATCAGTAGCAAGGTCGTTCATGTAACCTTTATCTTCAAATGCGAAGAGAACTTCAAAAGTCTTGTTGTCGTTAGCAAGGTTGTAAAGTGTCTTTGCATCAGGAACAAGGTATGTATTGATATTAAGTGTGATAGCCTTTCTCAAAGATGTCTTTGAAATAGGATTCTTTACGAAAAGTGCATACTTCTTTTCAAGGTTCTTATCAATGTTCATTGAAAGAGACTGAGCGAAAGTAATGTTCTTTCCGTTAATCCAGAGGTCACCCTCACGAGATGTGAACTGGTCTGTATCAGTTGCTTTACTTGGGAGATTTGCAACGAATGAGTTACCAGTTGTTACACCATCTTCAAACTTGTCTGTTGAAGAACCGCCCATATAGGTTTTTGTTTCAGCAGTATCCATGATTGGTGAGCTTGAGTCACCCATGAAGCCGAATGAACCTGTTACAATTGCACCGATTTCAGCGTTCAAATCAAGAGTACCGATTGCGAGTCTCTTGAAGATATGATACATATCCTCATTTTCAACTCCGCCGTATTTCTTGGCGATAAGATACTCAATCTTTTTCTTGCTGAATGTCATTTCGTTTACAACGCTTCCTGCAGGAACAATGATAAGACCACCGTCACCATCAGCAGTGCTGAGAAGTTTACGCTGACCGAATGTTTCGCTTGTGTTGTAAGAGTCTTCGTCATAACCCTTTGTAGGGTCTTGAGGGTCTTTGAGTTTATTTGCTCTTGTAAGGAAGTTACCATCAGAACAAGGAACTTTATCGAGGTTACTTGCAGAGTCAGCGTCTGACTTCCAAGGTTTCCACTCGCTGTCAAAAACAGAACAGAGGTTGTCATCGAAAGTATCTGGAGAAAGTTCTACGTCAATACTTCCTTCAACAGAGGTATTGCCAGGTCTTGGTGCAGATTCGGCTCCACCTTTTCTCAGTTCGTTTGACTGGATGTATTCAGTTGTCGGTTTAAGACTGTTGCCGGTTGTTCGAGTAAGATATGGGAAAGCAAAGATACCGTCTTTAGTCTTTACCTTGGTAAAATTAGCCGATTCTTTATCGGTATTAATTCGGGCAAGGTAGATGTCTGTATCAGAACCGACTTTTATATTGTGCATGATTTCTGATTTATCTATCATTTCATTCACCTCAATTGTTAGGTAAATCTGCCTGAACCATTACGGTCACAGGTACAGAATAATAGTCATCCTGTATTCGTGCGGAAGAACGATATGCAGTCTTAAGAACTCTTATTCCGTCAAAAATATCACCACGCTTGAAATGTGCTGCGATATAATCGTAAGCCTCATCGTAAGCATTAGTGCCACTTATAGCAGACCTTGAACCATTGATGTTAATCTGAAGTCCGAAGGTCCATCTGTTGCGACCAGCACGGCCAAGCTCCTGCTGAAACGGCTGACTATGCAACTGAAATATTTCAAACCACAGTTCATTCTGTGGTCTTGTATCTGTATCGTTTGGTTCAAATACAACACAATTGTAACCATGTTTGTTATTGAACTCGTCTATTACTTCTTTGAAACGCTGAAGGACTTTATCGTAAATATAGGTATCTGTCATAAATACATCCTCTCTACTGCGTCTAAGTCACTTTCTTTTAAGTGACCTTTATTGATTATTCTCTTCAACTCTTCCATTCTTGAAGCTGAAGGAACCTTCTTAGTTCTTTGTGAACGACTTACATAATTCTTTATAAGGTCATCACTACTCATATTAAGAGACATAGTTTCAAACTCTGCCTCTGTAATTCTCAACATTCCGTGTGGGGCCTGTACTGAGTAACCGCCCTCAACACCGTGGTAATACAACTCGCCACGTTTTATATCTCCGTCAGCCTGATACTCTCCGTATTCAAGCATTGGGAATCTTTCATTCGTATTTTCTATTTTGATTGAGTTTATGTTTCTCTTTCCTTTACCCTGAATGAAAGCCTTACTGAAGACTTCATAAATCTGTCTTATTTCGCCTTCATCATTAAAAGTGTCAAATGTAAGTCCTGATTCACGAAGCTGTTTGGAAGTTATCTTTCTATTGTTATAACTTGCAACCCAGCAGTCGCGGACAACATCATCATCTTTGTTATGAATCGCAAGTTCTCCTTTCTTATTCATGTAGTAGTAATCTTCATCCAATGGAGTTCTGTTTACTACACGCTGAAAGAATACTGCTGACAAGAATAAGGTTCGTGCTCTGTTTTTCTCCATTTCCTCAACAATTGCACTTCCCATTGCGGTTGCCACTCTTTCTTCAATCGCTCCTGCAATTGTTTTAGCAAATGCCTTACCACTCTTGTCTGTAAAATGTTCAATCCTTGAAGCACCTTGAGCCTTAATCCTTACGTTGAAGGTAGCCATTATGCTCGTCTCCCTTGTATTACATAAGTAACTACAAAAGCACCTGTAGGATTAATCGGTCTGCAATGAATAACGTTATATTCAACACCTGCGTATCTTATGCGGTCCTGAACTTCATTTGGCTGTTCAGAAAATCTGCATACAAACTTAACGTCACCAGCACCGATAACTCCGTTACTCGCAGCAATAGCCTCTTCAGAATAAGAAGTCATAACAGCAAGTCCGTTATCAACTTCACGGAAGTTTACTGTAGTTCTTCCAGTGGAATCCTTTACCTTTTCGCCTTTAAGTAAAACGGCAGTCTGTCCATTGGAAAAATCATTAATGAGAGAATCTGCAACTGAACGTAATGACTGATAGTCCATTATGCAAAACTCCCGATTAAGTTAGTATGAACTGCTTTCTTACAGCGATGTCGTGATTCTTTTGTCTTGTAGAAATCTGCAAGAAGGTAATCCAATACAGTAAAGCGTGAAATATAATTTCCCGAAGAATCTTTCTCCGAGTAATACTCAACTTCAAGCACATCTACCTTCTGAGACTTAATGGTTCCAGAAGCGTCCTTTACAGAGAAGAGGGAAGTGGTAGTAGAAATGAAACCTGCTTCACAAACAGCCTTCATAAGTTCTACAGGGATACCTTCAACCTCATATCCGTCCTTGTCGTAAAGTTCGACACGCGGAAAACAAAGACTCTGCTTTCTGTGAAATTTCTTTTTTCCTTTCCAGCCAAGTTTTGAATATGTGCTGTCAATGTAAGAAGTGGCGTTGATGAGATATGACTTCTTCTGATTTTCAGAAAGTTCACTCCAAGAAGTCTTCCCGGAATTAGTCATATACTCATCAGCCCACTCAAGACTGACATAGCAGTTTGCGTTTGGAACGCATGAACCGTCCTCAACGATAAGAGGTATTTCTTTTTCTTCTACATCAGCCATTTTATACTTCCTTAGTCGCGACCAGCCTTTGGCTTGTCTGACTTTTCAGTTTTTGCATCAGCCTTATCTGTCTTTGCGTCAGATTTTGCGTCTGCTTTTGATGCATCCTTGCTTTCAGCCTTTACATCAGCCTTAACTTCTTTGTCTGCAACCTTATCATCAGATACAGGTTCCTTTGCAGGTTCATTATCTGCATCCTTTGTTTCTTTTTCTGTTTCAGCAGCCTTCAATTCAGCCTTTTTCTTTGCTTCCTCTTCACGCTGTCTCTGCAATGAAAATGTCATCATTCCCATTTTGCTTATTCTCCAAATAGTAGGGCAGGGTACCCCGAAAGATACCCTGCCGTTGGTTATGCGAGTTTACAAACGAGCTTTGTAATTGGCACATTCTTGATATTATCTGCAAGCTGCCAGTTAGAAGCCTTTGCAAGTTCTGTGTTTGAAGGAGTTACACCTGCTGGTGTTCCAACCCACTTCAATCCGCGTGGGTGCATTACGAATGCACGGCGAGAAATCAGAACGTCTTCACCCTTGAGAGTGTCGCGGTCTGTTTCTGTGATTTCCAAACCTTCTGTATCTTCGTTGAATGCAACTGCACCTGCTCCGAAGAAGTAGATAGAGTTTGCACCTGATTCAGCAACGAGAGCATCGTCAACGATTACTGGTTTGCCCATGTAGAACTTGTATTCTACAGGTGAGTCAGCATCGCGAACTGTGTCGATAAGGTTCAACTTAACAAGTTTAGCCATTGTTGCTGAGTTACAGAGGATTCCACCAAGTTCTGCAGCGTGATCGCCCATGAGATACATAGCGTCAATCATTGCTTCGCTTGAAAGAACTGCTGCACCTGCACTCTCGCCAGAGATGTCGAGTACATGTGATTTCAAAGCAGCGTTTGTTCCAGGTGAACCTGCTTCATCAACAGTGATACCCTTAAGGGAAGCGATGAGAACATGCTGCATGCGGTTTGCCCAGTAAGCAGCGTTCATATCTGCGATAGCAGACATTGGGTCATCACCAGAGAAGTAACGAGCGAGGTCGTTAGCACCCCAAGCCTTACCACGAACATGAATAGCAGCAATAGATTCGCCTGCTTCAATGTTGTTTACTGTGAGTCCTGACTGATCTGAGAGAACCTCATCGTCAGCTCCACCTGCGTCTACGAGAGACTTCCAGAATGGAATATGGATTGTCTTACCGCCTTTTACCTGTGTTCCAACTGCAGGGAATTTGAGGTCTGGGTCACGAGAAGCGATTCCAGAAGCAATGATTCTTGACAATTCAACTGTTCTGGCAATTACATAAGGATTGTACACTTCTGGTACAATTACGTTAGAAATTTTTGTAGAAGCCATGTTTTTCTCCTATAAATCGGAGTAAATTAAGCCTTTGCTGCTTCCTTCATCTGTTTGTACAGTTCAGGATTTTCTCTCAGCAAGCGGCCCTGCTCCGAAAGATTAAAAGTTTCCTTCTTAAACGGATTGATAACCTGTGAGTTTGTCTTATTGCCGTCAGTTCCAGCACCACCGCCACTTGAAAGGTTCTTAATGAACTTCTTTCCAAAGTCAGTGTTAAGGAACGCACGAACTGCCCCCTCACCTGTATGTCCGTTCTTATCTATGAGCTGCAAACCATTTCCCAAATCTCTTTCAGAGAAGTTGCTGCCGTCCTGTCCGTAGATTGCAGTAAAGAGGTAATCCCGACTTGAAGGTTCGATATCAAAACCGGCTGTAGCCTTGTTAAAGTCCTGCATACATTTAAGTGAGTGCTCATTTTTCTGAGACACTGCCAACTTTTCTGTAAGGTCTTTAATAGAGGTATCCCTCTGTTCAAGAACACCTTTGTAAGAACTTTCAAGTTCTGCCTGTTTCTGCTCGTAAGCCTTTTTAATCTCATCAGGGCTGTTTGCTTCAAGCTGTTTCTGCAGTTTTGCAAAATCTTCCGCACTTTTTGCATTTTCTGCAACCAACTCAGCATTTTTAGCCTCAACTGCTTCTTTTTCTTTCTTAAGGTCATCACGGTTCATTTTCAAACCGTTCAAATCCTCATTGTAAAGAGAGAAAAGTGCATCCACTTTCTGTCCGACTTCTTCCTGCCCTGCAAGAATTTTTTCAACCGCTTCTTTTGTAAAGATAGGTTCTTTCATTTGCGATACTCCTGTATTAGCAATTGGTGTCTTCCTAAGACCGAATAAGGTTGTCACACTCCAAGTGGATTCCTCATTCTTTTATCCAATCTGGGTTCAGAATAGAACTAAAAAAAAACGACCTTAAATTTAGAGCAAGAAAAAATAATAAAAATGCAATAAAAAAGGCTAAAATCGTTCGATTTTAGCCTAAAAGTGGTTTTAATATGCCGGAGGAACGTCAGATATATCATAATATACTGCTAAATGATTTAATAATGCCTGTTCATGTTCTTCCGTTGCACCTTTACTTTCGGCCCAATCTGGAAGAAATAAGATTGCATTACATTTCATAAGCATAGCCTTACAAATAAACATATAATCCTGCCAGGTAAATTCTGGATAGTTACCAAGACTGCTTGGATTCATTACGCTATGTCCAAGTCTTGCCAATGCTTCTTCAACTTTATTAAACTTCTGTTTATAATCAGGATCACCTGTAATTTTGCCAGCAATGTAGAACTTCATGTAAACCTCTTTTTATATATCTTTTATATTTAATGATTTCTTCAAATCTTTTAATAATATTACTTCCCCATTATCAAGGAACTTTTCAAGAGGAACATTGTACTCTTTCCAAAGCTTATATCTGTTCACTCCTAAAACATGTCTCTGCTCTTCGTCACTAAGTTCTTCAATGAAATCCTTAAACTCTGGAATCGGTTCATTCAAAATATCTGCAATCTGCAAGATACATCTACACTTAAAATGAGGAGTAGAAGGTGCTTCTGCTGCAGATTTATACCGCAATCCATTCATTGACGCACAGGTTATACATGTACGTCCATCAAGAGTGGCCACCCATACAACCTCTTTATCATTATTCAAAAATATAATTTTATCAGTTGATTTTGCATAAGATGGGATAGCAGATTGTATTCCGTTTTTCATTCCCCTTATTGTCTGATTAAGGGCTTTATCAACGTTTTGTTTCACATCTGTAGAATTCTGCCCGAAAAGATAGCCAGACCTAAGTGCGGTATCATAAGAGCGAAGTATATTTTTTGTAGTCCTTTCTACAAACATCTTTGTAGTATCAGTGCCGCCAATTGGCATAAACATGGTTTTTGCAAATGATACTGCACCAACTGTAAGAATACCTTTATATGTCTGTTTGAGAAATTCAAGTTCAAGATTTGTGACTGTTTCAGCCTCTTCAGACATTCTTTTATCAAGTTTATCAGTAAACTGAGTAACAGATTCCTTTATTGCATTGTATGTATTTGAATAATCTGCTTTTGTTTTGTAATAATCAGAAGAAAGGAGAATTTCTGCACACTCTGTGTAACAAAGGTTATACTCTTCCATCATTGCTTCAATTACTGCATTTGCGTACATATCGAGATCAATGTAATGTAATAAAGTCTTTTTTAGAATTTTATTCATAATTCCTCAATTTCCAGTTCAACTCTGGCATTTCCTTTATCATATTTGTCGAAAATATGTTTTTCCGGGATTATCATCCATTTGTCATCTTCAAGAATACCTGCGTCCACGAGAGTATCAAGTACAGATGTAATCTGATTATCACTGTCGCGTCTCTTCATGTCTCCGTGGTAGAATGTTGCTGTTATTTTTATCTGGCAATTACCGAATGTACATAACTGTTTTTTTAATAAAAGAAAATGTAACTGAGAAACAATTGAGTCATGCCATTTCGTATATCTCTGATTAGGAAATGAACGGCCAGAACGAGTATTAATTCGACTATTTTTCTTACTTGGTGTTTCACCTAATAATGTAAGTTTCATTAAGAATAGTGTAGAGTAGAAAAAAATATCTCTTAATTTTTATTAAAAAATGTATTTTTCAGTTGATTTTTGCATCATATCAGTGTATTCTATTCTTGTTGGAACTAACCACCCCAACTTTGACATATACCGTAAGACTTCTTTTTTCAGAAACCTTTATGAGACAGGTTTATCTTAGTCGTTTTTACGGTAGCGACTAGTGTGGGTGGTACCACAAAGCCTGTGTCATAAAGGTTTTTGTTTTTATTCCAACTGTGCTTATTAATTACGGTTTACTTGTGAAAACAAGGTCAACACTTTGGAATAAGTGAGAAAAGATGGTAAAAGGGGGAACTTGCCATACCATCAGCGGTGAGACGGAAGTAGATGCCGCGGCAAGCAACTTTCAAGAGTTGATAGAGTGATACTAACAGTCAGTACTTGAATACAATGACTGTCCTAATGAAACGACAGGCTCCCGAAAAGGGTTAATGTTTCATGGCATAGACCGTCTTTCCTTAATCATTGCATTAGGGAAGGATGACTTTGCCTAAATCACTCTAGGACCGAAAGGGTTAATACTATACTTACTCTGACAAGTCTACAAGATATGAATGACCATAACAGCAACGGTAAGTTGCATATGCATGGGCGTCTTTATGAATAATCGGAGTGCCGAAATCTCTCCATGCCGTTCCAATCTCGCACATAACAGTTTTGTTTTCCTTGCGTTCTCTCTGACATTCCCTGCATTTCTGATGATATGAATACCCGGAAATCACAAAAGAAAAAATAATAAGAAATAAAATCGTTAATAATCTTTTCATAACATCTCCAAAGAAAAAACGCTCTGCCGAAACAGAGCGTCATAATTTACTCAACATCAACAATAGAAAGTTCAGCAGTAACGTTGGTGTTATGAACAACAATAAGTTTACTGATTGGATACTTCTGAAGAAGTTCATTGAACTTTACCTTTGTCTCTGCAGATGTGCCAGTGAATACGTCTCCGCTGACTTCATCAACCGCATAACTGTACATATTTGTACCTTTGCTAATAAGAATTGAATACATATTCTTTTCCTCCAGACATTATATTATTCAGAAAAAGTATCTGAATTATTCAGTTGGTATTCTTGCTTTCATTACGTCATAACGTTTTGTCTTTTTGCCATTTTTGATTACAACGCGAGTTGCTCCTGCAATTTTATGAAAGCCTACTTTTGACTTTGACTTCTTCATATGTCACCTCTCTTATTTTTTAAGCCTCTTATCTCTTTCCGACATTCTTTTCTTGAATGCTTCATAGATTTCCTGTGCTGAATTACCTTCAATGTTTTCCTGGTCAATAAGGAATATGAAATCATCAAAGTTCATATCAGGATCAATAAGTTCCTGCTGCTTAAGAATGTAGAATACACAGTACAATGGGAACTTGCCCTGTCCAGAGATATTTGCAATAGAGTTGATAATGTTAGGGTCAAGGGCCATTGTTTCATAGTCATAATTAAGATGAATCTCCACATAACCTTTGTAATTACTCCATTCAGCATACCATTCGATAAGCTGAGAGAGTTGCTCGCTTACGTTTCTTGCAAATGTTGCAAGACGAGCATTTTCTCCAGAACGGTGAACATAGGCAGACTCTGCAGTTTCTGAAGTCTTTTTGTCTGGTGCAATAGATTTCATAAAGATACCTGCAATGAGGTTCTCAATTTTATCAATACCGTCTCTTGTATGCTGCATACCTTCACCGGCATATGAAAGCATACCAAACTTAGCTTCAGGATTTTCTTCAGTAATGAATACATCACCACCGAGCGTAATTTCGTCATCTTCGTCCTCGTCATCACTTGGTGTATAACCAGTGATATAACCAGTAGGCATTGTTACTTTATGAAGTCCGTTGTAGTAATCTGCCATAATCTGATAATGATGAATATTCATCATTGCGAGGTCATACAAAGGCGGTTTTTCAGCGTAGTCAACAGGGAAGAACACAAACGGAATATAAGTAATCCGTTCACCGTTGATTGTTACAGGAAGAACTTCGATACTCATATCTACAATTTCATCTTTGTCATCATAGATAGGAGTCCAGATTCTCTGTTCATAGAATCCTTCATCATTGATAGCGAGGACTCGGTAACGCTCTCTTTCAAGAAGAATGAACTCATCTTTATATGTGTTTACCTTTTCCCTTAAAACGACAAGTTTAAGTTTTGACACTCCCTGAGAATTGTCATAAATCTTATTTATAATCTGTTCTGCAGGGTAATATGTTACATAAGGCTTGATACCTTTCTTTTCAGCGTCATACACTGTCATTCCAGATTCTGCTTTAGGCATATCAAGAAGACCGCCGCCGAATCCTGTTTTCAAGAGATCATCAAACGAGTTTGATGCGAACTGATAAAGAGAGTTTCCCTTTCCGTCAACGTTATCAAGAATACCACTCTGCTTAAGTTCATCAGAACAGACTACTGTAGGAGTACGTCTGAAGACCATAGCGTGCTGGACCTGATAAGCCATATATGTGAAAGGAATGAAAGGTGTCCTCATTTTGTATGCCTTATACCTTGCAACCTGTTCGTCATGGTTGCGGAGAACAGCCATAGGCAAATATTTTTCACCTTGTTCCTTTACGACATCTTCGCCTGCAATAACTTCACGACATACAGACCAGCGTTCCGCAAGTTTAGAATATTCTGGATATGTTGTCATTACTGGAAATTTAACTTCCTTTTTCTTTTTACCAAAAGCCATATTTTACCTCGCTTAAAAGCCATACACTTTAGGGCGGTTAAGGCCCCACGACTTTTTAATTGGTTTGAGATAGCAAAGCAGATAAGCACATGCATCTGAAATATGATCAAGTCCAGATGATTTGTCAGTATCTTCTCCGTTATCTTTATAGCAGTAGCCCTCAAGGGCTTCTTTTAACTTTTTACATCTTCCTCTTGTAATAAATGCGTGACGGTCACCTTTTGCATTGAGGAATGCAGTATTTACAGCATTAAATTTATCTCTTGATGAGTAAGGTGCTTTAGGACAGCAGACATGGAATCGGTTACGCCTTAAAATCTCATAGTCTGTTTCTCCGACTGCTGCAGAAGTCTGACGTTTACGGCAGGTAGGGTCCGGGTAGACAAATATATCTGCTTTAGGAAACTTCTTACGGATTGAATTACAGAGTATCTGTGTATTAGAGTTAGGCTCTACGATTTCATCAAAGAATTTAATGTCATCACCCTCTTTTACTGCAATAGCAGCGGTCATAGGATTTACGTTGAAGTCAATTCCGATGTGAACATCGGTTGAACCCTTACCCCAGTTCTCATCGAGTTCACAGATATTCTTTTCCCGGTCAAACATGTCATATACACGAGAGGCAAGATTTTCAAACGAGGCAAGGAACTCCTGTGCGAACATCTTAGGAGACATTGTTTGTCTTGCCGCTTCGATTTCTTCTGCATCAACGTTTTCACCTTCGATAGTGGTATACTGGAATGCCTTCCAGTCAGGCTGTTCAAGAGCCTCTTTGTACATCTTGTAGAACCAGTTGTAACCTTTTGGTGTAGAAACAAGGATAGCATCTCCCTTACGGTCAGCGAGGGCAGGGCGGATGATTTCCCATACACCTTCCTTCATAAATCCGCACTCATCAAGGATTACACGATTCAATGAAGTACCACGAAGGTGGTCCGGGTTATCGGCTGACAGAACGTAAAGAATGGAACCGTTGATGAACTTATAGGTTTTGTCCATCTTGTTTACACCGTCATCGGCAATCCATTCTCTTGGAACGTGTTTAGGAAGCCAGTCATCCCACATAATCTTTTTTGCCATATCCCAGGTCGGAGCTACATACCAGACTACTGAGTTAGGAATGGAAATCTGTTCAAGGATGGCGGCACCAGATACGAATGATTTACCGAAACGTCTTCCGGCGTTTACAATCTTGAAACGGTGAGGGTCACGGAGAATTGTCATCTGAGGCTTTGTAAGGCGAAAAGGAATCGCGTCACTCATCAGTTGCCTCCCCGAATTTATCAATGAGGACTGCGAATACAACAGCGATGACTATAAATACAGCGTAAGCAATCAGTATCTTAAAAAAGCTAATCATCATCATCCTCCGCTTCAACAATCATTTCAGAACCGTCTTCGAACTGAATTCCAACATTCATTGGTCCTTCATAATCATCAGGATCATCCTCTGCACGAGATGCCTTTTCTGCAATCTGAGCGAGTTCATCACCACGCTCTGCGAATATGATTGCAGGTATTTCATGTTTGTTTTCCTGCTTCTGAACAGGTGCACGGCCAAAGAGTCTTTCTGCAATAACCTTTGCAGCGGAAGTAGCATCTTTATCTGACTCCGCATATATTGCGGTATTGTAAAGACGGTCTACTACAGCCTGCCATCGGGTTTTCTGTGAGCCGTCTAAAGGAGACTCGATAAACTCATTTGCAGCGTAAGACATAGCCTCATTAAGGGCTTTTTTTGAGCCGACATACTGTTTATGTTTAGAAGTTTTTTCTGGTGCTATTATTGGCATACCTATAAGATATGGCAGAAAAAAGATATGCTTAAAAAAGGGAGAGGCAGGTTAGTTTCATTTTTCCTGCCTCTCCACACATCAAGGAGGCCATCAGTAAGGAAAACAAACAAAACCTTAAAGAGGACGATTAGAATATAACAGATGAAAAATGAGACCTTAATGACTTGGAAGGAAGCAATAAAAAAGCCCTCAAAAGAGGGCCTGAAAAAAATTTTTTTTTCAAAATTTAAAACGATGTTTTGGTTTTTACAGGAAACTGACTTTTTCTACAGGGCCTACTTATAGCTCATTACCCAGTCTATAGAACAGCCGAAAAAGTTACAGATGTCATATACAGTGCGTATATTTACAGGACGGTCATTCTTGAGTTTGGTTCTTGTTTCATTGGTAAGTCCTTTTGCCTTAAACTGACCGGCCCGGCTTCTTTTCGGTACATAATCTTTACCAAACCTTTTTTCCAATGCGGCCTTATAATCAAGACCATTATTGAATCCGTTACGCCTTCTGTAAGGCTCAATCATATCAAGAAGATCATCCACGCTCTTATCCTTTCCAGTCTCTTCGTAAAGGTAATCGAGATACATGTTAGTCATCAGCCTCAGAGGTTCGTAGGTAAGTTCGCCGGAACTTCCAGGCTCAGGCAAGTAAGGCAGTTCTTTACTCTCAAACCATATCTTTTTTCTGTCATCAGCATCAATCTTAAAACTGATTATTTCAGAAGGACGGACATTCAAGGCCCAGCACATCTTCGCAATCACATCAGTTTTAGGAAACGCTTCATTCTTAAGAATCAGTGATACATTGCTTGGAAACAGGCCAGTCTTTTCAGCCAGCCACTTAATCTTTAACCCTCTGTCTTTTATCAATTTCTTTGCAGGACCAAAATCAATAACGCTCTCATAATCAATATCCATAATTACCTCCTACATCAAATTTTCAAGACTGCAGCCTAACACTTCAGCCATCTTTTTCGCATTCTCAGATTTGATCTTGCAGTTATTATTCTTCGCATTCGATAAAGCAGACCTTGATAATCCGCACTCAACACTCAAGAGAGTAAGCGGTTTTCCAAACGCAGCGACCTTATCCCAATCTACCTTCACTAAGTCTCCGTCAGGAGACCAGCTCATAATTCCTTCAGGACCACATTCAAAATAACTGCACAGTTTATCCAACTGACTCATCGTTATATTCCGATTATGGTTCAGCTTGTCCTTCACCTCTTCCAAAGACATATTAAGTATAACTGCAATGTCTTCAGTACTCTTACCTTTCTCCTTCATTACCTTCGCTAACGGTCTGTAATTAAACATTTAATCTCCTTATGTCTATCAATATACAATGTCTATTAGACTCTTAATGTCTACTAGACTTACAATGTCTATTGTACACAATGTCTATTAGACTTTCAAGCCACTGTACACAAAATGTCCACTATTTACCACCACAATTTAATCCTACATTTTCCTACTATAATTACTGTGTCTATTTTACTCACCTTAACTGGGTCAAAATGATACAGCCTGAAAAAAATCTGTTATCAAAAAGGGGGATAAGGAGCAGATTTCCGTCTTTCTGCACTCCCCCCTAGGGATATTACTATAAATTTTTTTATTAAAAAATAAAAAAAAAAGTTGACTTTAATATGTTTATCCTTTATAATCGTTCTTAGAATTTAAAGAATTCGGGCTATAACGTTTAAAGGTATGTTATACCTAAGTTATAGTGAAAATCTTAATAGTCGCAAAAAGCGGCAAGGAAGTAGAAATATGAAAGAATCTACTGTAAAGCTCAATGCTATTGAACAAAGCATTATCGACACTCTGAATGGAATCACTAATAAAAAAGTGGTATGGAAACTCTTTTCGAGTCGTTTCGTCAATCCTGGTATGGAATTGAAGACAGAGAGAGAAAAGAAAGTCTATGAATTTCTCTGTCAATTCTTAGAGAAAGAATCTTCTAAAAGTTGGTCTATGCTTAATACAAAGAAATTCAAGACACTCTTTGTAGAATGGGGAAATTCAAAATTAATTGAATCTGTCAATCTTCTGGTAACTGAGAAAGAAATAGATAAGGCATTAAAATTCTATTTCAAAGAGAATCATCTTACTTTGTCTAAGTATTTCGGGCTTGCAATGAATAATTGCAAAGATGACAAAAACGTGTACATTGTACAGTTGTGTCGTGAGTCTGGTATTTATAAATTCAGAGAAGAGACAGAGAAAAAAGAAAGCAGCAAGGCCGTATCACTCGACGACGTCACAAAGTCTATTAATGACTTGTCGACTCTTTGTAACTCTTTATCCGCTGAGGATAAAAAACAAGTTTCTACATTTCTCTTGTCGCTTGCGTCTTCTCTGGGTGTAGTTGGTAGTGTCTCAAAGAAAAGCAAGTCGAAAAAATCCGCTTAATTTAAATTAGTGTTTTTATACCGTTCTTAAGGGCTTTCCCAGAGTCTAGCCCTTAAGAACGGATATAAAAGCATTAAGCACGTTACTATTAATAGAAACATACCTATTGACTCGGGCCGTCCTGGTCTAGTCGAGAATATGCGGAATTTCTAGTAATTTTAATGTTTTTGTAACCGTTCTTTGATAAGGCATTTTGAATTTCCGATTTTCTGGGAATCGGGGAAATTTTACGGAATTTAGAATTCACTCTGAGATTTTAAGTACTGGACTAAGTATAGTCCAGTCTATTCTATTTTTCAATCCCCTTTGTGCCGCCAGTTATTCGTATACGCTCGACGCTGAAAACCCAGGGCTTTCTATATTCCACTAGAGTAGCATTACTGGGTGATTAGGGGAAACGCTTAAAAATGGGCGTCAATTGGTGCATAGTATCTTTTAAGATATAGTGTTACTGTTAGAATTCAACTCTGACCGATTAAGGATAGGCCAGCTCTTTCACGATATAACAAATTTAAAAATCTACCCACGTTTTCGTTGTCAATAAAAGTTAGTCAGTTTCTTTTCTGGGTAGTCGCTTGTACGTTGATACTTCAGCGGATAGTAACCAAAACTATCAAATAAAGTTTACTAATGGCGTATTGTCCTAAAGTACAGAAACTGAAAAAGATATTTTACAGAATAACTATCTGTCTTTATCGGGGTAAATCTATTCTCTCATAATAACCACGATTCTACATCATCATTCTCACTTCTTAGATATACACAAGTTAAACGGCAGCAACTACGCACGAAATATGCACCAGGCCGGGAATTTCTCATAGTCAAGGCAAGTTTTACCACATTTTGAAAGTCATCTATTGATATCGGGAAAGCCTAGTATATATGCGATTAATAGTTGTAGGTTATGCAAAGAGTTAGATACTATCTTTTAAGTCACTTAAGACACACCAAACGGAATTTATAGGTTGTCAATCTATATTTTCTAGTGGTCTGGAATGTGCCAGGTGCAAGGGAAACTTTGCACAAGCCCGAAAGTGCAGGGCATTATAACACTGTAATGGTTGAGATTAATCTCATATAAGTTATCTAGCAAATAACTCCAGGTTCAAGCCCTGGGCAGTGTTTTAGGGTTTTTGATAACCCGATTACTTTTTAGGGCAAGTTTACCAGGACTTGCCCTTCTTAAATTTATAAAGCGGTTTTAAGCTGCGAGGTAGGTTTTTATGGCTATAAGAAAAGGAACTTACGAGTATGTAATCGTAGAGTGTATGGTGTCCAAGGAGACAATCCACAATGAATGGACTAAGATAAACGGTCATTGTCATTATGTTGGTGATGGATATTTCGATTATTATGGTACGCTATACCATGAGGCTGATTGGTATGGTTCAAAATACGGAACATTCATCGGTAAGTGGGTAAGAAGATAATATATTAAGGAGTAAAATTTATGACTATTTGTTATGAAAACAGAGAATTCAAATTCTCAGAACGACAGTTAATTGATTTGTTTTTACGCAATTATCCTGCTTACACCTTTAATCTTGAAACTGATTTTGTAGAAAATACCGCTGATGTAGACAATCAGCATTTTCGTATTTCAGCAGAAGACGGAAAAGGTCATAAGGCAAAGGTAAGGTTTTTCATCTGGTTTGTTGATAATGAATATTATTTGCAAATGGTTGATTGCTTTTATGGTGATTATATCGATGATATTTATTTAGGTTGGTGATTCTATGAAAAAAACAATTTCTCTTTTCATGGCCGCTTTTATGGCGGCTTTTTTATTTGGTTCTAATCTGAAAGTGCGTAACAACACAAATCAGAAAATGAAAGTTTCAATATGGCTTTCTGGTGTTTCGTTCTACCTTGAACCTGGCCAGGAAATTGAATTCGAAGTTCGTGACAGAGTGAATTTTGATTGCAAGTTTGGAGTTGCTTTAGTCGAGACTGAAGAAGACACTACTCTTGAACTCAGCAAAGATTTTTACTATGTCGGAGAAGAAAAACACTTCTACTGGAATGAGGGAATGTAATTATGAACAAGGATATTGAACTTGATATTGCGGTTGAAAATGCAAAGAAGGCTCTTGAAAAGTTCAAGGCTTTTGAAGAACTGAAAAACAAAAGTCGTACTTTATCTGTACAAAAATCTACAAATCGGATTTCAAAAAACCGCTTTGCATTATAGGGGGAAAATTATGGGTGGGTTAATTATCACTACTTTTCTGTTAGTATTGGTTTTTGGTTGTTTACTTGTAAAAGATGCATGGAACTATGGTGGTGCATTTTATACAGTCGGCAATATAACAAAAAGAAAGAGTTGGTTCAAACGTCTTTTAGACGGATTTGAGATTTTAGATAGAATGTAAATCTTTAAGGGGGTAACTATGCATTACTATCTTGACTTTCAAAACTATCGGCTTTCTTTGGTAGGTTCTGTCATTACTATATTCAATGACGATGGTCGCAAGGTGCGACAATATTTCTATAGTTCACACGAAATTGCAAAACGTGTGTTTATGAGTTTAGTCTAAGGTGATCTATTTTCAGGTCACCTTTATTTTTTGTACAAAGTCGAATTTATCGGCAAGGAGTAATTTATGTACGAAGTATCAGACGAAATCCAGGAGTATATCTCTTACGAGGATTATTTGAAGTTGGTTTCTGTTCCTAGTTTGGCAGAAGATGACGTAACATTCTTTGTTTACTAGGAGAAAATTATGGCTAAGAAGAAAGAACTTTTTGGAATTATGAATGACACTGTTAAAGTCAAATATGCAATTGTCCGCATTCTCAATGGTAATGAGTTGCTTTATCTCACTGATGTGACACCTACTGGACACGATAAAGGAAGTGTCGGTTGGGATAAAGGAAAGTCGGCTCATTTTTTCGATGACAGATTTGAAGCTGAAAAGTTGGTTTGTCTGATGATACCACACGGTATTACAGATGCATTTGTTTTGGAAGTGCCGGATTATTACCCACTTGAAAACTTTAGAAATAAATAAGGAGTAGTCTATGCAGATTTTGGATTTCTCAAGAGAGCGTGGAATTCACGCAATATTCAATGGCTATGGAAAGCAGGCTTATGTTTTCCATTCAAGTTTTTATGGCTTTGTTGGTTATGCTGACATTGATGAAAAGTATGTTGGTCGTGATGAAGTTACTGTTGAAGTGTATCTCTGTCAGGGTTCTAAACTTTGGTATTGGTCTTTAAGAAGTATTGTGACTAAGGGCATCCGAAAGGCTGAACGCCAGTGGAAATCTGATAAAAATGTCACTATCAATATTCATTGGCTTGATAAGTTCAATGGGGAAACTCCTAATTATGAAGGAAGTATTGGCCGTCCTTGCAATGATTTTAAGATTGAACTTTATGACGGTGTAAGAGAGGTGCAGTAATGTTTGAAATCAGAGAAATCAAAGCCGGTATGGATTTAATGATTGGCAATTGGGTAGACATTCTTGAATTTGCGAAAAGGTGGGAAAGTTTTACAAACCTTGAAAAAGACCTTTTGCTGCAACTTACTAAATTCTCAGGCACTTATTCACAAATTGCAGAAGAAATTGATTTTGAGTCGAGATATGCAAATCACGAAAACTTTGAAATAAAACTCGCTCTTAATCACCTTATTCAACTTGGTCTTATTGATTGGGAATACAAGACTTGCACTTATACAGTAAAACCAATGTCCGAAGTAATCAACAGAATTTTGGAGATATAAAATGGCTTTTCAAAACATATTACAAAACCAGGTCTATGAATTTAATAAAGCATATCACGCAGTTTGTAAAAGATGTCCGTCTGAGTCTATTTCAGAAAAGCAGAGATTAGCACTAAGAGCAATGCTTTTAAGAAGATGCAATCCCGAAGAAATGGCAATTACTTTATTAAATCCGTTCAAGGCTGCTGACAAGTGGCAGTATCTCGTTGAAGTGCTCGCAGTTACTGAAGAAGTAACAAACGGCATAAACAGATATTACGTCAAAGATGAAAGTCTATTTGACTTCTTTAAGCAGACTGATGTTCGTAAAAAAGAAGTTGATATTCTCATTAAAAGCCTTGATGAGATTGAAAGTTCGATTTCCAATTATGACGAATTCGAGCAGTATTTAGGTAAAAGAGTTTGGGGCGTTATCGGTCAGAAAGAGTCATACACAATCGTATACATGAAGCTCAGAAATTCTAAGCACACAATAACAGTATTAGCAAATAACATGAATTATACGCTTTGTGTAGATGACTTTGACCCTAAAGTAAATCAAGGTGATGAATGGGTTTTCAACTTGGTTTGCAACTTTCTCTTTTATATTAAGGCATTCCCGGAATGCGTTATTGACGGTGTGCCTAACGGAGTCAAACGCAATCCAAGTGCAAAAAGTATTCAAATGAGTGACAAAATAGTTGCTCACAGAACATTCGAACATGGATTTGTTCGACCGCATTTCAGAAGTGGCTATTTTAGACACATGAATTCGGATTGGTACAAAAATTGCAAAGGCCAGGTTCGTTTCATAGCGTCTACTATGGTCAAAGGTAGAGCAAAGACAGTTTTAAGTAAGGAGTAAATCATGTGGTATTACGAATTATGGTGTGAAGAAAGTTTTGTTTGTAAGTCAGAATTTTTCGAAACAAAAGAAAAAGCGGTTCTTGACGCAGAAAAAAGAATCGAAGAAGAAATGCGTAATGAGTATGAAGAAAAAGGTTGCAGAACAAGAGGTGATTATTCTGCTGAATATTATTGGACAGGAGAAGAAGAATGAAAGTAAGAGTATCTGCTAAAGAATTGAGAGAACGTTTCAAGGGTAGAACTATCACTTTAGGAACTTTCTCACCTAATTATCTTATCGCCTATAACTCACCGGATTATTATACATGCGGTGTTTACGGCTGGAATTTCGATGCTTTGGTATTCGGTAATACTCTGATTATGTGGGGTGACCGTGGAACTTTCGGGAAACTCGCAGATTATGACAGAATACAGTTTTACGAAAACAAGGCAAAAGAAATCTATGGACATCTTTACAAAGATTATTCTCAGGAAGAAGTTATGCGTAAATTGGACAGTTTACTCAAAGACTTTATCGGTGAAACATTAAAGGAGTAGTTTATGGCTATGAATAAAAATGATGCTATTCAAGGGTTTGTGTCAAATAACAAACCATTTTCTGATTATTGGGAAATGCAACTTGCTTGGACTTGTCATATGGATTGGCTTTTCAGCGAACATATGATAACAGAACGTCAGTGTCAGAATTGGGGCAATCCTTGTACACCCGAAACGTTCAAGCGTTGGTGTAACAAGTGGTACGGTTTAAGGAGTAACTATGAGTAGTTGTGATATGCAAGGTAACGCAACTTTCAATGATAAGTGGTCACTTTATTGGGAATTGAGAGGTAAGAGTGTAGAAGAGCGTAAAGCAATTCCATTCGCTCTTTTCGTTGGCAGTTTGGGAATGTTAGACGGTGAACAGGCGTTTCAATATCTCAAAGAAAAGTTTATAGACAAGATTTAAGGCTAGGTTTAATTCCTAGCCTTTTTTATTAGCCGAATAATCGGCAAGGAGTTTTGTATGGTAACTGTATATGTTGCGGTTATGGATTACTCTTCTGGCTCAATCAAGATGTACACGATTGAACGCAGAAAAGGTTGGCAGACTGAAGAAGTCGAAAGTTGGCTTGTAAGTAACACAGATTATAAAGACAGTCAGTGTTACTTCATGTGTTCTGAAAAGGAAATCGAGATCGAGCATCCCGAAGTAAATGAGGAGTAAGCCTATGTTTAGTGTAAAGGTTGATAAGCGTAGCCGTAAGGCAATGACTGACTTTTTGGAAAATCATTTCAGATATTCGACAATGAACTCCTGGAACGGCTCTACAAGTTATGCACATAACGTGAAGTATTACAATCTCGATCTCAACAAAGAACAGACTGACAAGTTCTTTGACTTGATTTCAAGTGATGACGATGAATTCTTTAGTTGCTATGTTGAGCCGCTGATTGAAGGTTTCAGAGAAGATACAGGATATACAGCCGGATTTAATGGTCGTAGTGGTGGCTATCTCGTGATGTATAGTGGAACTTATGAAGAGTTAGGTTATAAATCACGCTGCACTGAATGTTATCAGTTGAACTATAAGACCGTTGAAGAAAGTGGCAATGTTTGCGGTAAATGCGGAAAGCCTACAAGAGTAAATCTCAAAAAACCGCTTGTAACTTTCAGAGCATATCCTGGTCGAAGTGTCGACGCTGATGTTGATTGGTCTGAATACAGTCTTAATGGTCTGCGTGAGCGTGTAAAGCTCGTTCAGCGTTTTGATGAACTGTGTGACGATATCCGCAATGAACTCGTGTACTATCTCAATACTCACAAACTTACAGAAGAAGAATACACAGTTACTAAAACACGCAAGGTGTTTAAGGAGATTACTTAATGAAAACTTATGTTCTTAAATCTTGGCTTACTGGGGAAGTTGTCTACAAGTCAGACAAAACCTTCCCCTCAGAATTGGAAATGTGGATGGATGTTTCACTTCAGAAACACTATCACTTTGGTACTTATGCAGTAGTTGTAAAGGAGTAATTATGGTTGTACTTGCAAAGGCTGTTCTCGGTCAGGAGTTCTTTTACTCTGCTTCGTCTTGTCACGAAGTTTCAAAGTCATCTGCGGATTTCATCTGTAATGCTTTGAATAAGGCAAGATATAACTTGAAAGAAGGTGAAGTCTGGCATAGATTCGATGACTTCACTCAGTATTCAAACGGTTGGGCTTTTGCAATTGGTCAGAAGTTCTTTAAGTATAACGGAAATATTCGAGAGAAAAGATTTCTTACTCGTTAAAGGAGTTGACTATGGAAGAAGTCGAAACAAATGCTCGTGGTGAAACAAAAGAGGAAATCATTGAGCGTATTCACGAAGAGTTGGGTGACGCTATTCCAAGCGATTGGGATACGACTATCGAAGATTGGGCTTTTGAATTAGGGGGAATCTAATGTCATACGCAGAACAAAAAGAAAAGGCTCGTAATGAAGCAATTGATTGGCAGGCTGACTTTTGCAACCACAATTATTATTGGTCGGAACTTGCAGACTTTTCTGCACACTTTGAAAAACTTGGTAAACGATACGGATTACTCCGTGAGTTTAGGGAAAACGGCATTATCTAAGGAGTTGATATGGAAGTTATCAGAGACGGTAGACGTATTATCGGTTTTATAAAAGAAGAACCGAATGGCGAATGGTCTTATGTTTTTGGAAAGCCTTCTCAGCGAAGTTATATAAGTTTTACTGTTGCAACAAAAGAGATTGCTTTAAGCAAATTGTGGGAATATCACAATAGTTACAAAGGACTTATAAGGAGTTAGTTATGGGACAGAGAAGTGAAATCTACGTTGCCTTTGAAATGGCAAATGGACAGAAGAAAATTACCGCAAGGTATTTTGATTGGAATTTTGCAGAACGCATGGTTTCAAGAGTTCGTTATACATCTGAGTGGCTGAGTCGCAGAATGCGTAGCCGTTCTACAATAAACAAAGATGATTTGATCCCGATTATCGAAACAAACTTTGATATGGTAGACCATATACAATCTGCAAAGATTGAGCCAGCAACTTTTAAGCCATTCAAGTTGCATATAAAAGCAAGTGACTTTCTGAATGACGGTAGAGCATTTATTTATGTCAATCTTAAAGGTGAAGTAAAGTATTGTTTCACAAACAACCGCGACTTAGAGCCTATGGATTGTGACAATTATATGCTCTTCGACACTGAGTACAACTACGATTATGCGAAGTGGATTAATCCAGAGTACAAAAATTCAAAGAAAATGGGTCAGTGCAGAAAAAACATCAAATGGCTTTCAAGAAATGCAAATCTGATGACTCAGGCAGAACTTGATGAGTTCCTGGCAGCAGAATATGTTGCCTGATAAAAAGAGTAACTATTTTTGGGGGAACTAATGAACGAAGTAAAACTAACTGGAAAGGTTCTGAATATCTATCGTGATAATTTGTCGGACGCTCTTATCACAAAAATTGCAGTAATGCACGACCACTTTATCGGTAATAGTAATAAAACAATCCGTGTTGAAAGCAAGTTTACAACTGTTATGACAGACGAAAGTCGTATAAGTCGTGTCTACGCAAAGCCTGGCGATAGGGTGAAAATTACCGGCTACATCAAGCAAGATTTCACAAACTCAAATCATCAGAAAAACATGATTTACGCAACTGACATTGAAGTTACTGCGTAATCAAAAATTAAAAGCTGAAGTAATCAGCAGAGGTTTATATGAAATATCAAGAAACATTAAACACAAAACTCACTAATGGCAGAGATGTCAAATTGGATTGCTCTTGTTCAGTTATTAATTCTGAACTTATGGACTTCAGTGTCTTCATAAATGACGGAACTCATATGAATGAGAGTGAACTTGAAGAATGTAACAACATTGCTCGTAACTGGGCAAAGGAGATTGCTTATGGACAAACTGCTTGAAGAAATGTTTAAGCGTGAACGTTGGGAAAAGGCCATTCAAATCGCCGTTGAAAAGAATATACCTTATGACGAACTAGAACGTTATTGTGACCCAAAGATTCTTTCAGAACTTTACGTTTTAATTCGTGATGATGAATACGATATTGTTCCGCCGCATCAGCAGAGTATTCCTAAAGATGACGGAACAATGCGAATTGTATACATCAACGAAAATTTGGACAGAATAATTTTATCAATTATCAACGATATGTTATTCGAGTTTTGTGGAAGTCTTATCTCAGAACGTTCAAAAGCGTATCAGACAGACTTATCTTGTGGCAAAGTTGTTCGTGAAGTTGTAAGCAGAATTTCAGATTGCAAGTTGCAGACAATTGGAATTAAGGCAGACCTTTCAAAGTACTTTGACAGTGTTCCATTACGGTTCATTGAAGAAGTGTTTGATAAGGTTGAAGACATCTGTGGTAAATCAAAGGTTATCAATCTTCTTAGACGTTACTACAGATGTAATAAATGTCTGAATGAAAAAAATGAAGTTATTGACCAGTATCAGTCACTTAAACAGGGCTGTGCAGTCGCTTCATTCCTTGCAAATGCAGTTCTCTACGAAATGGACGAAGAGATTAAGCAGCTTGATGTTTACTACGTTCGATACTCAGATGACATTCTCATTATCGGTAACGAATGGAAAAAAGGACGTGAAATACTTGAACGCAGATTAAACGAAAAGGAACTCATTCTCAATCCGAAAAAAGTTGAAGTTCTCACAAAAGACAGGTTCTTTAAGTTCCTGGGCTTTATGATCCGTGGAACTGAGATTTCATTATCCAAGAAACGATTAAAGAACTTTCAGAAAGAAATCTTTAGTCGTTGTAAGAAAGCAAACTCTTATAAGGGGGCAGTACATTCAGTGAACCGCTATTTGTATAACGGTCAGTTCTGTTGGGCCAAAGGAGTACTTGCTTACATCAATAATGTAACGGACATTCAGACGCTCAACACCTACGTTATGGATTGTTTAAGGGCAAGCCAGACTAAACGATTTGAACTTGGCGGTCTTGGTGTTGAGTTGGAAAAGAAAGATGGAGTTGTTACTCGTGGTCGTGGTAAGAACGTAACTACAAACCGTCAGAGAACTCCTAAAGAACTTGACGGCTATCTCTCACTTTATGCTGCAAAGAAAGCATTAGGTAACAGAGATATGTTCGATAATCTTGTGAGGTCATTATGAGTGAGCAGAAAGTAAGTTGGGAAGAATATCAAGATGCAATTGATTACTCAAATAAACTTTTAGAAACACTTTCTAAAAGCGGTATGAAAGACGCTTCTGACTCTCTTAGTATAACTTTGAGCGTCATTCTTGGTCAAATGAAAGATAGGCTTGGAGAATAAGGAGTGTTTATGACAGTTTCAGAGTTCATTGAGAAAGTCGAAGACGGTCAGCCGTTCAGAATCAGCTTCGAGAAAAGAGAAGTTAGACTGAATGGTTTTTTAGTGGATATAGAGTTTGAACTGCCGGACAACGTTGAAGAAAAGTTGTTGGAGTTGTTCAGAAACTATAAGTATTCAGTACCAAGTGCCAAAGCAGATTCAAAATACTTCTTTGCATTTGATGAAAGTCATTTAAGCACCAAACAGCTCGCTGAAAATGAACACAGATACATAGCGAGAGCGAAACTCGAAATCTATGTGCTTGGACTTATCATCAATAACAAGTGGGATTTTGGAGATAAGTGGTATTGGCAATCAAATATTGAACCTAAGTTGGTTCTTTTCAAAAAATGGTTCTAAGGTAACCAAGGAGATTAAATGACATGTGACTATTGTGGAAAATCATTATCATGTGCTGATAAACCACGAGGCGCACCAAATGGGTTGCCACTTTTTGTGTGCAATAAATGCTATGAACAACTAAAAAAATCTAAAGTAGTTGATACAAAAGAAAATAAATCAAAGGAGATTAACATTATGAATAAAATTGAAGTACGCTGCCCTAACTGCCAAACTAATTTTGTTATCGGTAACAGTGGTAATCCTGTTTCAGAATTAAGCGAAGGTATTCACTATCTCGTTCCTGAAACTGTAAGGAATGACAATCTTACAGAAAATAAAAAAGATGAACGTCTGAAAGCTTTGGAAGAAGCTGGCATTGATGTAACAAAGTTACAGACACTTATGCAGAGCAATTCAGACCTTAAAGACATCTTTGCAGAAAATGACCCTGTTATTGAAGAGCTGAGCAAAGGTGGTTTTATTAAAAACCCTGAACTCTTTCGCAGATTTATATGTGCACAGACCTTCCGTCTTCTTAAAGACCCAAGTGGTTGGACTCACGCCGTTCGTAAGACATACGATACAAAGTACGTTTACAATCAGACAAAGCGTGAACTGAAGTTGCTCTGTCATCTTAAAGAGAAGTGTCCGAATGACATTCGTTTTCAGTTCTTCACTCTTGAAGACTTGAAGACAATCTTCTCTGAACTTATGGACTTCAATAAGTGGTATTGGTATCGCTCTGATGAAGAAAGAAGAAAGAACATTAAGCACAGAATTATCACAAGCCTTACTTACAAAAAACTTCTCGGAGTTATCGAGTCTACAACTTGGAAGTTTGATAGGGATTGTACTTTCAAACCAAAGGCTTGGTTGAACTGTTTCAAAGGTGCAGGTGCTTACTATACCTTACAGAACATTATCCGCACTCACGAACTTGTTATTCCTAAGTGTAAGGATATGAACGAGTCACTTAAGTTTGTAGACGATGTATTCAAGTCAATCATTGCTTACGAACCAAAGAAAAGACGTTGGGATATCTTACTCTCAGTTCTTACAATGGCTGTTGAAAAGACAAAGTTTGAATTGAAGTATTAAGTTCCGCTTTACCAAGTCAATGGTTAGTACACAAAGCACTTCATTCATGTGACCCTCCAGGAACCGGCGTGAAACCATCGCCGGTTCCTGGAGGCTTCAATCAAGCCTTGTAAAGTAATTGACTATTAGTGTTGAGTGTACAAGTCAGATTTAATGTACTAGGACATTTATTCAAAAGCCCATCCTTGCTTGCTGTCATCTAAATGATATGACAGCAATAGATGGAATATATCAAATAATTAAAGAAATGACCGTAATGTCTAAGTGCAAGTCAAATTAAGTGTACTTGTGTATCTGCCTTTATTAGTAAGCAGGTGCAGCAGTGTAAGAAATTACTGCTGCACCTGCTTCTCAAATCGAAGTTGTATAGTGATGACCATAGATACAAAGTGCATAGTCAAATTAAACATACTTGAAAGTCAAATTTGAACAAGAGATGCCTACACCGTGCAAGGAATTCACGGCTCCCACATCTCTATGTATCACATTATTAAAGAGATGACCAACTGACTTTAAGTGTGTAGCAGATTTAGGAATACAAGGAACATCAATTTAATTTAACCCATATTCAGGATCATCTGGAAATCCATCCAGATGATCCTGAATCTAATATCAAACCTTTATAGCGACTGCCGTTTGTTCGAGTATTCCATAGCAGATTTACAGATACAAGAAACTCAAATTCAATGAATCCTGTAGCCTGGCTGGATAAATTATCAACAGCCTGGCTACTAGGATTTGTATCAAATTACTAAAGACACTGCCACGAGTTGTGAGTATCTGAGCAGAAGTGTAAATGCAAGAACCGTTCTTTCAAGTATTTGCAGCTCTCATCCTAGTAAAGGACCTGGATGAGAGCTGCAATTATATCAATTCATTAAAGATACTGCCATTCGGTGTGAGCATTTACAGAGAGAGAGTTTATCAGCTTGTGTATAAGCAAGAAGGAGATTATTTATGATTTATTCTTTTAATCCATTTGGTTACGAGGGAAGCCTCGTAAGCATTGAAGTCGATTTAAGACGTGGTATTCCGGCAACTGACATTATTGGTCTTGCTGATGGTGCGGTAAAAGAAAGCCGTGAACGTATGCAGTCTGCTATCCGCAACAGTGGTTTTAATTATCCTGCAGAAAGAGTTCTTATCAGTCTTAGCCCGGCTGATTTGAGAAAAGAGGGTGCTGGGTTTGATTTACCTCTCGCAATGGGTGTTCTTGTTGCGAATAACGAAGACTGTAAGAAGATTAATACAAATGTAATTGTTATGGGGGAACTTAACCTTGCAGGTGGTGTACAACCTGTCAAAGGAACTTATAGTGCTCTTACTACTGCTCGTGCCGAAGGTATCTTCTATGCAATCGTTCCTAAAGGTTCTGAAACACCTGTTGGAATGAAAGTAAGAGAGGTTGAAACTCTTGAAGAGGCTATGATTGCCTATCGTAATCTTGATAACGAAGATTACTTCAAAGAGAAGAGTTTTGAAGAACTTTCTGAGGGATTTTCTACAGGTGACAATCCAATCTTTGATGATTATGACATTAAGGATTTTGACAAACTTCAAGGTCACTCTGGCTTGAAATATGCAATGGCGGTTGCAATGGCCGGACGTCACAGTTTGATGACTTATGGGGCACCAGGTTGTGGCAAAACAATGATTCTTCAGCACGCTATTCAGCTTATGCCACGTCTTACTTTTGATGAAGCACAGAGTGTAACTCGTGTATGGTCATTGGCAGGTCTTCATAAACCTGGCGAAACATACATTCAGAGACGTCCTTTCCGCATTCCACATCAGACCGCAAGTATCGAGGGAATGTGTGGCGGCGGTCCTACTTGCAGACCGGGTGAAATAAGCCTTGCTCATAACGGTATTCTCTTTCTTGATGAAGCTGCTGAGTTCAGAAGTTCTGTTTTACAGATGTTACGAGTCCCTCTTGAAAATGGCACTATATCACTTTCAAGAGCCGGACGCTCTACTATTTTCCCTGCAAACTTTCAGTTGTTTATGGCAACTAATCTTTGTCCTTGTGGTAACTATGGTAATCCAGATAAGATTTGTATTTGTTCTGCAAAGAGTGTTGAACAGTATTGGAAGAAGTTTTCAGCACCATTACTCGACAGAGTTGCTATTAGATTTGACGCTGTGAACGGTGAAGGAGTTGATAAAGATTACACTCTCAAAGAACTTCGTAACCTTATCACAATCGCTTGGAAAGCACAGTACAAGCGACAGGGAATGAGAAACCAGGATTTAAGTCCGCAGGAAATTCTTGATTATATTCCTCTTACAGAAGAAGCAAGAAAGGAACTTGATAATGCAACACTTCGCTTTGGATATAGTCCTAGAGCAATCTCGAACATTATGAAAGTTTCAAGAACTGTTATGGATATGCACTCACCAGAATCGACAACAGTTGATGTAGACGCAATTAAGTCTGCTATAAGACTGCATGGTCATATAGAATTTGCGAATTAAAAAGTAAATCGGAGAGAGTTATTAAATTATGAAATAGCCAAGATATTGGCAAGGAGTATTTATGGATAAAAAACAAATCCAAGAGTGGCAAAAGGAATGGCGAGAACAAGTACGAGATGTATTCTGTTTGCACACATTGGGACTGACAGACGAACAGATTGACTACCACTTCCTCAGTTCACCAAACAGGGCAAAAAGAGTGTTGGATGATTTTCAGTTTCATAGGTATCTGAGAGTGTGGAAAGAGTATTACTAAGGAGTAAGTGTATGACAAAGAAGAAAATTGAAAAGATTGCCGAAGAACTTGGGTGGACTGTTACTTGGGATAAAAACAATGACGGAGCGAAGTTTGTTAACTTTAGTCAGTATTCTCCAGCAGGACAAGATTTTAATGTTGAACTTGAATATAAAACTCTTGGAGAAATCGAAGATAAGTTGCGTGAATACTACGACAGTTATGACCCAAGTTATGAAGCGTCTTTGTGGCTTGATAGTGAAGGACACGGAAAGAACGGAGCACCGTATGAAATGATTGATGTTTATAACGATATGAAAGCGTGTGAAGAAATGATTGATAAATTGGCTTGTGCCATTGAGGAGTAAATAATGATAAGAACATTTAGTGAAGAGGTGCATTGTACACCTACAGAACTTGCAGATGAATTTTGGAATATGGATGAAAAAGACCAACTGATAGTGTTACACGCATTGAACAACAGATTCTTTAGAAATAAAAATAATGATGGTTTTATGCAATTAGGATTTATGGCTGATTTTATGAGTAAAAACTTAGCAAAAGATTATTCATTAGACATAAAACACTTTGTAAGCTGTCTTTATGACTATTTAGTCAAGGAGTAGTAATGGAAGACCTTAAGAAAAGACAGTGGCCAAGCCGTATGCTTGTCCGTATTGAAGATCAGAACTTTATAAATCGTGGACATTGTGCCTGTTGTAAGAAACCTCTCACAAAATGGGAAGGTGAATACTTTGGAACATTCAGCGATTGCTGCACATTATATGACTTCGAGTATTCGTATTTCACAGGTTACTGTGAAGATTGTGCAAAGAAAGAAGCAGAAAGAACTCGTAACTCATATCATCCTTCTTGTCCTTCAGTTATCTCTCATACTGACAACATTATTGATGATAGATATCCGTGTGAACGCACGATTTATGCAGATGGTTCTGTTGTAGAAAGTACGGCAGATTCTATAAAAGACGCATCAAGGTGGTGGTAATGAGAAGAACTGATAAACTTAATGGCTTGAAATCTTGGTGGAATAAACTGTGTAAACCTCAGTATAAAATTAAGATTTCTGCGGAAGAATTGAAGATGGAATGTATCTCAGAATATGAGAATACAGGTTCTGTAGAAATGAGAGCATTTTACGCAAAAGATAATCATGCTCACGAATTTTGGAGATAAACTGAACCATTGACCATTTAAAGAATGGTTAGAGGAGTTTCACAATGGAAAAACAAGAATTAGTTAGTCAACTTAATTCCATACTTGATGAAATGGAAGCACCGCTTGATAAGATTCGAAGCCTTATCATTAATTATGCAGACAATCACGACAAGGTTGATTTGTATGATATTGACGGTGGACACACTGAAAGACGCTTAGATGACCTTGGTTATATAAACGGCTGGGTTATCGATAGATTGATGCACAAAACGTATCTGGATAGGGGAAGTGTCACTAAAAAAATCAAGAAGGCACAAGGATATAACATATAAGGAGTAAATTATGAATAATGATGAAGTATTATGCACAATAAAATGGACTGTTGCTGATGTAAGAAAGGCTTTTGAAGAAACTTACAAAAGACAGCCTGATGACAATGAACTGCAGGAAGCTATCGACAGTATCTCTTGGGGACTTATCGAAGACAGCAGTATTGAAAATGGCTGGACCTGTATCAACACTGCTATTGCAGACATATTCAATGAGGAGGAAGAAGATGATTAGCGGAGAATATGAAATCAAGGAAAATAAACTTGATGACATTACTTACACTGAAAGAACAATGAAGATAGAGTTATGTATTGTAACCTATGAACCTTCAAAGAAGAACGCAGACGCATTTTTAGATGAACTGCAGGCCCTTCTAAACAAATACGCAATATAAGAGGGTAATATGGCAAATACTTGCTTTACAACCATCACAATCACTCATAAAAATGAGCGAAAAGTAAAAGAATTCTTTGAGAAAGTGAATACCTGGGCAAGAAAAGAATATCTCGACAACGATTATGACAAGCCCGATATTGACTATTGGTGGCTTGGCAATATTGTTGGTAATTCCGGCATTGCCAAGTGGACTAAAAAAGAAAACGGTGAATCAGATTTTGTTCCAAACATAACGTGTCGTGGAATGCTAACTCGTATTGAATTAAATGGCAATCAAATCATCATCAACACTGAAACTGCATGGAGTCCAATGCTCGAAATGTGGCAGTTACTTTGTCAAAATTATCTTCGTGGTGCAGAAATCTACTACACCGCTGATGAAGGTAGTAATGACCTGTATCAGACGAACGATCCCGATATGATTGGAAAGTATTACATCGACATTGTTGATGATGTGCCAGAAGAATTTGATGACATTGTTGAAAGTGAATTTGAAGCAACTGAAGAAATGGTTGTAAAACTCCTTCAGCGTGTTTTACATTCTGATGAAACAGATATCAAGAAGTTACTTGACCTTCTTGACAAATCGGATGTCGAGGATTGGGTTCACATTCATAAATGGGAAACAGTAGAAATTGCAGAAATTATTGACTGCGAGTAGGAGGAAAATATGAAAAGAGTATTCGCTCGTATAAGTTTGATTCTTGAAGTAAGCGATGAAGAACATGAAGCATTACTTAAAAAGGCCGGTATTTACAACGGTGAATCAAATGAGCTGGATATTGATATGGAACTTGCGAAGAGATTTGTCAAAGACGGTGAACTTGATGATTCTTCGTATCTTCCAATGGGAAGTTTATACAGCGAAATGTGAAATCGCAAGGAGTATCTAAATGAAAAAGGAATTACACGTTAGTATTAGTCGTGGTAATTCAAAGATGGGTGCTATTCCGTCTTTGTCATTGCCACCTTTCGTATCTTGCTCACCTGCAGCTTGCAAGTTATGCGGTAAGAAATGTTATGCAAGAAGAATTGTTGCAAGACGTAAAACTGTAAAAGAGGCTTACGAAAAGAATCTTTACATCTTACTGAATGAGCCTGAGAAATTCTGGCGTGAAGTAGACGGTGCTTTGGCTATGTCTACTCACTTCAGATTTGGAGTAAGTGGTGATATTTACAATGCAGATTACTTCGAACATATGGTTGAACTTACTCGCAAAAACAAGCACTGCGAAGTTTTATGTTTCACAAAACAGTATGACATCGTAAACAACTATCTTGAACATCACAAACTTCCAAAGAATCTGCACTTAATATTCTCAGCGTGGAAAGGTCTTGAAATGCCTAATCCACACAATCTGCCGGAAGCTCACGTTATGTTCAGAGATGGAACTACAACTGCAAGTGACGGAGCAAAACTTTGTACTGGTAACTGTTTCGAATGCTCTGTAGAAAAAAGAAATTGTTGGTCATTGCAGAAAAAAGAGCAAATCTTGTTTGCTGAGCATTAATAGGAGATTTCTATGGCTGAAAGATATGGACGAGAAAACCCATACCTTTAAGTGGATGATGAATTGCCTTTCTTTTTGAAGTAATCAGTGAGGATAACAACGATAAGGTTTGCCATACTTCTATTCTGTTCTTCGGCTTCCTGTTTCAACTGAGAATATAAAGTCTTAGGTAATGTGAATATGAGTTTTGTACTGTCTTTTCCAATCATAAGATAATAATAAACCAATATCACAAATATTGCAAGTAGATATAACCTTGACATATAAAAGATATTAGATATAATAGTGATATAAAAGGTGATAGAACTGTGAAACACTTGGCATTGAAAGTAAGAATATATCCGACTCCAGAACAGACAGTGTTAATAAACAAGACATTAGGCTGTTGTCGTCAGGTGTATAATATAATGCTTGCTTCACGATTAGATTTTTATGACAAGAACATAAAAGGTAAGGAACTTTCTAAAGCTGAAAAATCTGAAATATATAAATCATACAAAGCACCGACAGAAAAAGAACTTAAACAGCAGTATGAATATATGAAAGAGATAAGCTCTGTTGCTTTACAGCAATCAAGAAGAGATCAGGAAGGTGCTTTTACAAAGTTCTTTAAGGGATTATCTAAGTTTCCAAAGTTTCATTCAAAGAAACAGAAAAATTCTTACAGAGAATTACGCTGTAAATTTGACTGGAATCATAGAACAATAATACTTCCTAAGATTGGTGAGATAAAGTTCAAAAACAGAGAGTTACCTAAATGGCTCAAAACAGATGATAAAGTCTGCAATATAACAATAAGCAAATCTCCAAGCAATCAATACTATGCTTCAATACTTTTTGAGGTAGAAGAACAGCCTAAACTTAAAAGTGAAAACCAAGCAATAGGTTTAGACTTCTCTCCTGCTACTGAGTATGTAGACAGTAATGGATTGACCGGCAAGGACTTTGGATATATTCCGCAGAAACAGGCACATCTCAAACAGTTGAGAAAATTAGAACGCAGACTGGCTAAAAAACAGAATGGTTCTAAGAATCGTGAAAAAGCAAGAATTAAGGTTGCTCGCATGGAACAACACATTGCTAACTCTCGAAAAGACTGGATTGAGAAAGAAACTCTAAGATTAGTCAGAGACTACAATGTAATAGGCATTGAGGATTTGACTACTAAAGGTTTGCTTAGGGCCAGTAAGAACGCAAAAAACTATATTGATACTTCATGGGGAACTTTCACTACCAAATTGATTGATAAATCACAAAGGTATGACTGTTCGGTTGTGAAGTCTGACAGATTCTTTGCAAGTTCAAAATTGTGCCATATCTGCGGATATAAGAAGACGGATTTGACGCTATCTATTCGTCACTGGATATGTCCTGTATGTCATACAGAGCATAACAGAGATGTAAATGCGGCAATCAATTTAAAACTTAATGCAATAAACATACTCAGGGAGGCTGAGGAATTTAGGTCTGTGGAGGGCGTGGAAGAATTGGCTAATCTTGCTTTAGCCAATTTCGGAGCGTCCGTTGAAACAGAAAGAGAGATTTCGTGAGAACTCTCAGAATCCCCTTGCTTTAACAAGGAAGGGTACTTCAACAATTGTGCATTAAACGGTAATGAAGAAGAATTTAAGAAAAGTTCTGCTGTTTGTTATGCCTGGTTTATTTGGAAAAAGGGTAATAAAGAAAATCCAATTATTGATTGGATATAGGAGGTTTATATGGCTTTGAAAGACAAAACAAACATCGTTTATGTCAAAAAGTTGTTTACATTAAAAGATGGTACTCAAAAAGTATCCTGTTCTCGTTATGGTTTCAATACTCTGCAAGGTGCAAGACGTTGCCTATTTCGTATGAAATCAAGATGTGATGTAATTGAATGCTGGATAAATTAGGAGGTTTATATGACTTTAGCTGAATATTGTAACGTAGGTTCTACTGAAATGCCAAAGGTTGGTGATAAATGCACAATGTACCTTTACTCTGACTCAAATCCTTGTCAGGTAGTAAGAGTTTCTAAGTCTGGCAAGACGATGTGGATTCGTGAAAATAAAACCGAACACGACAAAACGAAGGAAGGTGGCATGGGACATCAGAACTGGCTTATTCACGAAAACGAGTTTGTGGGTGTTGTAATGAAAATTACAAAGCGTAAAAACGGTCAGTGGCGTAAAACAGGTTCTAACTGTTTTGTTGCTCTTGGTCAGTGGAAAAAATATTATGACTGGGAATTTTAAAGGAGGTAAAATGATTACAAAAAATTGCCTTTGGGGAAGGGTAATCACAAAATATGGTGTATTATGCCATGTCCATCAATTAAAGTTGAGTTTTTTTTCTCAACGTAAGTTAAACTAAATATAAGGAGACTTATATGACAAAAGAAAAAATCTTATCTATGGATAGGGTTGATTTGATATTGGCTGTGCAGGGCCACATTATTGACCCTCGTATAAATGCAGAAAATTTGGAGAATAAAAAGCTCCGCGAACTCTTGTTGGAGATGTATCATATTGATTACAAGAAGGAGGAGTTATGTTAATTCCAAAACAACGATTAGTTAATGACGCACCTGAAGGTGAATTTCACTGCGTTGTTAAATACTCTGTTTATGATACAGAGGGTTGTGCGTTTATTCTGAATAACATCTTTGGTAATTACGATACAAAAGAAGAATGTCAGAACGCTATAAACTTCTGTAATGGATTCAGGTTAGTATCGTGAGGTAGCCTATGGAAATTGCCGGAATTATCGGTTTGGTTATGGTTATTCTTTTAATTGCTATTTGCACACATCACAAGAATATTCCAAAACACAAACCTACAGAAAACACAGATGGTGAAAAACCTCTTTCTTTGTCAGAACGTAAGGTTATTTATGAAGAGAAAGAAAAAAAACGCATAGAAGAAATTAAGGGAGGCCATGAAGACGATTTGTATGAAGACTTATGTCAAACTAGAAATGCAATCGCATGGATACCACTTCTTATAGGTTTATTCTTACTTATCTTTTTATGGATAGCTGAAAACTATGTAGGTGCAATATTATGCTTGCTTGGCTCTCTTATTGTAACCTTGATAAGTTTAACGTTTGCTTCATATAAGAACGTGAATGATGCAAAATATTACGACCTTACAGAAGCAAGTGATAAGCGGATTAAGAAAGAAAAGACAAACAAAACTGCCGGAATTGTAGGTACGTCAGTAAGCACTTATTCCATAATTAAAAATACAAAGAATGCTATAAAAGATATATCCAATCCAGAAAGTTGGAATGAGTTTAAGTAATAAAAGTTAATCTTATTATAATTATTATTATTTACAACATAATGTATGTTATGTTATACTGAAAGCACATAGATTAAACATCTATGTGCTTTCTTTTATATTCAAGGGGATTTTTTTATGAAAAAAACTGAAAAAGCAGTTACAGCACCATTCTGTCGTGAACTTCCAAGAAAGCCAAAACACACTGAAATCAGAAAGGCTGTTGATAAAGTTTTGGATTCAATGGAAATTGGACAGAAATTTTCTGGTTCAGAACTTCCAAGAATGTGTGCTGAAATTGAACCTCTGTGTAAAAATACAGAGGGTGAAACAATCAGAAGATATCTTAGATATTACCGCGAACGAGGCCGCGGAAAAATTGTATGTATTGACCGAATGAATGGTATCTATCAAAAGTTTGCTAACGAGGAGTAGCAAATGTCAGAAGATATATTAATTAAAACTTCACAGGTAAAGGAGGAATAATATGCCAGAAGAAGTAACAGAAACAAACACAAGAACAAGAATTAAGTTCAGTCAGAATGCAAAAGGATTAATTCAGTGGGAAATCTCAACTGAATATGACAGCCCGGAAAAAAGCATTGAAATGATGGGGCAGGCAATTAATAAAGTGAAAGACCTTTTGAAAGAAAAAGGTTTACACACAGTTGATGAAGAAAAAAAGGAGTAAGTGCTATGAGTTTTGTAAAGTTTAGAGATTCAATTATTAAACATTTTGAAGAAATGCAGGCTAAGTATAATGACCTGTTTGTTGTAGATGTAGATAAGGATAAATTGTATGAGCACTATCTTGCAAGTTATCCAGAAGGAACAAATCCTATCTTCCGCAAACGTACAGAGCATGACTGTTCTGCTTGTAGACACTTTATCAAATCAATTGGAAATGTTGTCGGAATTAAAGACGGTGTTATTGAAACTATCTGGGATGTTGAAACTTATGATGACACATATCAGACAGTTGCAAACGCAATGGCCGCATACATCAAGTCTAAATCAATTCAGGACTTTTTCTTCTCAAGGGAAGGCTCTGCCGGAATCCTTGAAAATCGCGAAATTGACGAAAATGGTACAGTCAGAACTTGGCAGCATTTCTATCTGAAAGTTCCATCAAAGTACATTGTGATGGGTACTCAGAGTGTTGAAGAAAAGAAGTCACAGTTGCGTGATATTCGCAATGTCTTCTATCGTTCACTCTCAGAGCTCAGCCTTGAAAGCATCGATACAGTTCTTGAACTTATCGCTTCAAACTCTTTATATCGTGGCAATGAATGGGAATCAAATCTCAAGAAATTGCGTGAATACAAGAAAAACTTCGGCAAACTTGATGAAACTGAAAAGAATCTCTTTGCATGGGAAAAGGCTGCTGAAGCAGGAGTTGCCATTGGTAAAATCCGCAATCATTCAATCGGAACTATTCTGATTGATATTAATGATGGAGTTGATTTGGACACTGCTGTTACTCGCTACGAAAAAGTAGTAGCACCAACCAACTACAAAAGACCAAAGGCAATCTTTACTCAGAAGATGGTTGAAGAAGCTCAGAAAAAAATTACTGAACTTGGATACTCTGATTCACTTCCAAGAAGATTTGCTACTCTTGATGACATTACAGTGAATAACATTCTGTTTTCTAACCGCGATGTTGCAAAAGAAAAGAACCTGGATGTATTCGGTGAACTTAAGTCTGAAGCAAAAACAAATCCAAATAAGTTCAGTAAGACTGAAGAGATTACTCCAGAAAAGTTCATTCAGAATGTACTGCCAACTGCAAGAGAAGTTGAAGTCTACGTTGATGGCAGATTGGAAAAGAATCTCTGCTCTCTTATCGCACCAAAGAACAAAGGCTCAAAGTCAATGTTCAAATGGAACAACGGATTCTCTTGGGCATACAAAGGCAATATTGCAGACTCTTTAATTAAAGAGAATGTAAAGAATGCCGGTGGTAATGTTACAGGTGACCTTCGCTTCTCTATTCAGTGGAATGACAACTTTGACAATCACAATGACTTCGATGCTCACTGTATCGAAGTCACAGAAGTAGGTACTAACGAGATCTACTTTGGCAGCAGGAAGTCTCTTCTTACAAACGGTATGCTTGATGTAGATATCATTTACCCTGAAAGAAAAGTTGCGGTTGAAAACATCTTCTGGACATCCCGAAATACAATGAAAGACGGTGAATACAGATTCTATGTTCACAACTTTAGTCATCGTGGTGGTCGCTCAGGATTCTCTGCTGAAATTGAATTTGACGGAACAATCTACAAGTTTGCTTATGACAAAGAGCTTAAGCAGAACGAATCCGTAAATGTTGCTGTTGTGACATTAGAGAACGGACAGTTCTCAATTAAAGAACTTCTTCCGTCAACAACTGCTTCAAAGGATATTTGGGGCATCAAAACAAACAGTTTTGTTCCTGTCTCAGTAATTATGTACTCACCTAACTATTGGGATGAACAGAATGGCAATGGTAACAAACATTACATGTTTATGCTCAAGGGTTGTAAGAATGATGAGAATCCAAACGGATTCTTCAACGAGTATCTCAAGTCAGAACTTGTTGAACATAAGCGTGTCTTTGAAGCACTTGGTTCAAAAATGAGGGTAGAAGACTGTGACGAACAGCTCTCTGGAGTTGGATTCTCCGCTACAAAGCGTGATGAAGTTGTTGTAAAGGTAATTGGCTCAACAGAGCGATTACTCAAAATAAAATTTTAAGGAGAAAAAAATGGAAAAGATGTTTGAATTTGCTGCAAAAAACAAAATCAGATTTAGCTATCGCGGGCAGATGACAACTGAAGATTTGTTTGACCTTAACCTTCGCGATCTTGATTACATCTACAAGTGTTTGATGGAAGAAAAGAAGACTTCTGAAGTTGAAAGCCTTATCGAAAAGAAAACTGAAAACACTGTACTTGAATGCAAGATTGAACTCGTTAGGTACGTATTCAATCAGAAGGTTGAAGAAAAGAAGGCTGCTGAAGCCAAGGCAGAAAATGCCGCTAAAAAGCAGAAGATTCTTGAAATCCTTGAAAAGAAACAGGATGCAGAACTTGAAGGCAAATCTGCAGATGAACTTAAAAAGTTACTTGAAGATCTTTAAGTAACAAACAATTCAGAATAAAAACAATGAACCTGTAAGTTCACCTTACAGGTTCATTTATAAAGAGATAATTATGAAAGGAATTAAATTCACTTTATATTCTGCAGTCTGGTGCGGTTCAGAGTACTCGGATTGGTCAGAAGTAGACGCATACTTTAAGTACAACGATAGAATTAAAATCTCACAACTTAAAGATATCATTTCAGACCGTTTACATTCAAGATTCAAACTTGTCATCTCTGTACAACAGACAGATTACACAGACTTAGTTCTCTATGAGCACGAAGTTAATTATGAATATATTTCACAACTTTCAATGTGCAAAAAACCATTTGAATTGTTGGGAATATTAGTAGAGGAGTAAGGAATGAGGGTATGCGATTTGTGTGGAGCAGAATATCCAGAGTTCACAGTAACAAGTAAACACCTTGATGTTATGCTTCCAGAATTGGATAAATATCACTCACCAAAAACAAGCCATATTACAAGACATATCTGCACAAAGTGCTTTAAGAAAATATTTAAGAAGGAGAAAAAAAAAATGGATAAAGAAGAACTTGAAGAAATAGATGAAGAATTATGGAGTACAGAAGTGTGGCTTAAAAATATGATGTACTATCTTAAAACTGAAATGTTTATGTTTACAGGGAGATTATAATGAATAACAAATTAAATATAATAGACATGTTTTGTGGTGGTGGTGGTGAATCTACCGGCTTAATCTCTGCTGCACATGATTTCGGCTTTGATATCAATATGAGTGCTATAAACCATTGGGAAAGAGCAATCGAAACTCATGCTGCAAATTATCCTTTTGCTGAGCATCGCGTTGAAGATGTCCAGACTATCAACCCGGAAACGCTCAAGGCTTCAGTAGACACTGATTTACTTTGGGCATCTCCAGCCTGTACTCATCATTCAGTTGCTCGTGGTGGAAAACCAAAGAATGAACAAATGAGAGCACCTGCTTGGGATGTACTTAGATTTGCAGAGATTCTTCACCCAAAAAGAATCATCATTGAGAACGTTCCAGAGTTTCAGAACTGGGGTCCTCTAACACCTGACGGTAAAACAATAGTTGAAAAGAAAGGTCAGACATTTAATATGTTCATCAGATGTCTTCAGTCTTTAAATTATATAGTTTCATACAGAGTTCTTTGCGCCGCTGATTACGGTGCACCTACATCAAGACGAAGACTTTTTATTCAGGCAGTAAGAAAAGATTGCGGTAAAAGGATTATCTGGCCAAAACCTACTAATGTAAAAGACGGAGACATGTTCCTTCCTAAATGGCATTCAGCAAGTGAAATTATAGATTGGTCAATTCCATGTCAACTTATAAAAGACAGAAAGAAACCTCTCGCTGATGCAACTCTTAAACGTATTGAGTATGGTATCAGAGAGTTCTGGGGTGATTATGCAGAGCCTTTTATTGCAAAATTGTATGGCAATTCTACCGCTGAAAAACTTGATATTCCACTCTCAACTATCTCTTGCAGTGGTGCTCATCATATGCTTATTCAGCCATTCTTAGCAAGGTATAACGGTGGAGACAGAAGAGTCCACAAAATCTCAGAGCCTGTTCCTACACTTGATACAAGTAACAGATATGGAGTTGTAGAGCCATTTATTACTGAATATTACGGTAATGGTTTTGCTCATCCAATTGGAGTTCCTCTTCCAACTATAACAACAAAAGATAGATTTGCTATCTGCGGAGTTACAGACGGAATTGAACTTGGATTCAGAATGTTACAGCCAAACGAACTGGCCGCAGCAACTGGATTTCCTTCTGATTATAAATTCACCGGCACCAAGGTAGAAGTTATAAAACAGATTGGAAATGCAGTTCCACCAAACTTTGCCAAAGCACTGTTCGATCAAATACTTTCAGAAATGACTGCATAGGAGAATAAAAAATGAAAACAATTCCAAAAGACAAAGAAAACGAAGTTCTTGAAAAAGCAAGAAAATCCTTCGGCATAGATGGCAATGTTTCTATGGGAACAGATGATGGAAATATAACTCGTGTAAAAATAGCAGATGCTGATTTTTTTCCAAATCCACCTTCATACTGGCAAGAAAGCAAAATAAACATTTACAACATTCTTTCCAAAGACGCGGACCAATACATCAGATCATACGATTTCAATGGTCTTCACGTTATTGTATCTCCTGCAAAATATAAAGGTACTGAATGGCTTCATGTTTCATTCAGTCGTAAAAGCAGAATACCTGATTATAAAGATATTCAACTTGTAAGAAAGGATTTTATTGGTACTGACAAGAAATCCATTATGGTCTTCCCGGATGAAGAGCATTACGTAAACATCGCTAAGTATTGCTTACATCTGTGGTATTCAGCAGAAAATCCAATACCAGACTTTGATGTTGATATTGGTGGTATTAGAAGTATATAAGGAGAAATGTTTTACTAAAAAAATGTAGACAAATATAGACAATAGTGATAAATTGTAGATATGAATAATTATAAACCAAATGAATTTGCAGAAATGATAGGGGTTTCTGTAAAAACTTTGCAGAGGTGGGATAACGAAGGTAAGTTAAAGGCAAAAAGAACGCCTACAGACCGACGTTATTATACCCATCAGCAATATGTTGAATATATAGGAGAATCTAATTCTTTTCATGGAAAAACAATCATATATTCAAGGGTATCTACAAGTAATCAGAAAGACGATTTGAAAAATCAAGTCGAATTCCTTAAACAATTTGCGAACGCAAGAGGAATTATAGTAGACGAGGTGTTTGAAGATATAGGAAGTGGACTGAATTATAACAGAAAAAAATGGAACAAACTTCTTGAGGACTGTATGTTAGGATTTGTAAAAACCATAATTGTAGCTCACAAAGATAGATTTATAAGATTCGGTTATGAATGGTTTGAAAAATTTCTAAAGTCAAATGGGGTTGAGATTATTGTTGTGAATAATGATACACACTCTCCAGAACAAGAACTTGTAAATGACTTGATTTCAATAATTCATGTTTTCAGCTGCAGAATATACGGTTTGAGAAAATATAAAAAACAGATACAGGAGGATAAAGAAATTGCTGAAAGCATACAAAACAGAAATTAATCCTACTGAAGAACAGAAAGTTTTAATTAATAACACAATTGGAACTTGTAGGTTCATTTATAACTTCTATATTGCTCATAACAAAGAAGTTTATGAAAAAGAAAAGAAGTTTGTAAGCGGTATGGATTTCTCAAAGTGGCTTAACAATGATTTTATTCCTTCTAACCCTGATTACTCTTGGATTAAGGAAGTCAGTTCTAAATCTGTAAAGAAATCAATTATGGATGCAGAATGTGCTTTTAAGAAATTTTTCAAGAAGCAGGCTAAATTTCCAAGATTCAAGAAGAAAGGTAAATCTAATGTAAAGATGTATTTCGTAAAGACAGATTCAAAAGTAATCATCCCTTGTGAAAGACATCGAATTAAGATACCAACACTTGGCTGGGTTCAGTTAAAAGAAAAAGGATATATACCAACCAATTCTGATACACACATTATCAAAAGTGGGACTGTATCGGTAAGAGCTGGCAGATATTATGTTTCAGTTCTAGTTGAACAGTCTGATTTTCAGAAAGTTAAGCGGACAAGTGATGGTATTGGAATTGACTTGGGTCTTAAAGATTTTGCAGTTCTCAGTGATGGCAGAGTTTTTAAGAATATCAACAAAACTCACGTTGTGAGGAAGCTGAATAAACAGCTTAAAAGAAAACAGCGTTCGCTTTCGAGAAAATACGAAACATTAAAAGAACGTAATAAAAATGGAGAAGCTACTAGACAGAATATCCATAAAAACTTACTTGAAGTACAGAAACTTCATCAGAGGATAAATAATATCCATTCCGATTACATAAATCAGTGTGTTGCAGAGGTGGTAAAAACCAAGCCACAGTTCGTAACAATCGAAGATTTGAATATAAAAGGAATGATGAAGAATCGACATCTTTCAAAAGCTATTGCAGAGCAGAATTTCTACACATTCAGAGAAAGACTTACTGCTAAATGCAATCAATTAGGAATTGAAGTTAGGGTTGCTGGAAGATTTTTTCCATCGTCAAAGATGTGCCATAAATGCGGTGCCATTAAGTTTGATTTAAGGCTTAAAGATCGTTGGTACAAATGCGACTGTGGATATGAAAATGATAGAGATTTTAATGCAAGCCTTAATTTGAGAGATTTGGAAGTCTATAAACTGGCATAAACAAGTCATATAGACTATATACCGATGGTTAGTCGGGAATTTACGACTATGGACTGTACAAGAACTTGCGAGTAGAAAACTCTAGTTTTTCAAAAGCATACAGGATGAAGTAGTAATTTTCTTGATATGGATATTTGTCCATATTTTAAGTAGCAGGCAAGAATAATGGATACATTAAATGCTCAAATCAAATCAACAAAACTTGGCTTCATTGCTAATGGCATCTGTAGTTTCGACCTTATCCTTGATATTCAAGGCGGCGGTGGAGTTGCAGTTGGCGGATGGGTTTTAGATGGTTCATACGGCATGAACGTGATTAAACGTATCCTTAAAGTTGTAGGTGTTGATACCTGGGAAGAACTTGAAGGTAAGTACATCAGAATTAAAGACATTCATCTTAATGATAGAGTTACATCTATCGGTAACCTTATGAAAGAAGAATGGATCAATTTTGATACGTTTGAAAATGAGGGGAAGTAATTATGGCTCGAAAGTATAAACAAGGTGAGCAAATTAAATCTGTTGCTCAATATGAAAGCGCTGCTAAGACACTTACATTCTTTATGGTTCACGGAAGAACGACTCATGTAGGCTGGATTGAATCCTGGCAGTACAGAACTCTGCAGAACATTATAAAAAGCGGTGCAATGTACGAAGCAATTCCTATAGGCACCAACAAAAAATCAAGGGAGGAGGTAAAAGATGCACGATCCCTAACGACATAGTTCCAACATTGTACGCTTCAGAAACATATTTCTGGAACGTTGCTGCTTACTGCAATTATCATCACAAATATCTTACAGTAAAACAAATTAAACAAAAACACTGTCTCGGTAAACAATGTAAACATTTGGTTAAAAATCCAATGCATAACTTCTGGGATTATCGAGAAAAAAGAAAACTTCTTAAAAAAGGACTTAAAAATGAATGATGAATTCTTCACAGCAAATGAATTGAAACTCATTGAAGTTCTTAAAAAAGAAGAACTTACAAAAAGTCAAGCGAGATTAAAAGGTCTTGATATTTCATTAAGTTTTCTTATTGAACGCTATCCCACGCTAAAGACGTGGCATTTTTACGCAACACGCTATAAATGTGATTGTCACGGCATTTTAAGATTGGTGTAGCAAGGAATCCCCTTGCTTTAGCTGGGGGAGGAATTGCGTAATTTGATTTAAGGTGTTTATTTTTCTAGTAAAGAATAGAAATGTAGTATGAGTTACAAGGCATATAAATACAGA